GGCAGGCTCGGTTGGCCCAGGCGAAGATAAATAAATACTCCGGTCGGTTGGCTCAGGGAGCCTACGCTTCTGCGCAAGGCTTTTCTCGCTCGAAGGTGGCGCTAGGCTATATGGGCCAGGCGATAAAACGTGGTGCGAGCTTAGTAGACACGCTCGGGATCCTGGGCACCATGCCAGTTCAAGCTGCATTCTACGCCCCTATCCTGGCCCTCCAACAGGCAAACAAGGCGGCAGACCCGGTTGAGCATTTGACTTTGATGGCAGATTCAAAGTCAAAGGTGAACGAGAAACCTTCCCCGCTTGTCGCGGAAGATTTCGCTAGACCAGCCATGCTGGTAACATACCTTCGGGACAACCCGGATCGCGCCCAAAAGCTCTACTCGGATGGGATCTTATCCGAGGATCTCTACCGTGATGCCATAGCTAGTGGCGGCGCGTGGGAGGGCAGACTAAGTCTTGAGGTGGACGATTTGTTGGGAGACCTTGCTGAAGACGATGACGATGACGATGACGCAGCTATTACGGAAGAACAGATCGAATCCCTCCAACCGGCACGCCTAAAGAGGTAATAAATGTCATCCATAGCAGACGCCCGTAAGATAGCTGCAATGAGAGCCATGGCTGGGAAAGAGTTTGAGAGCCCAGAGACGCTGGCCAAGATGACTGCGCGAGCAAGCGGGGCCAAGGTCCCCTTACCAGAGCGGCCTATCGGACAGCAGGTTGAGCAAGAGCTTGCGGCAGCGCCACCAGAGCCACGTAAAGGTGACTCAATTATGTCCCAAGAGGGGCGCCTCAAGGAAGTGGGGGCTACCGGGATGGTTCCTGCGGCACGCAGAGCAGCAGCACAGAGGGCTTTCCTGAAAGAGGCCTCGCCCTGGGGTAGTGCGGAGATGGCCTATGAGGGCGGGAAAAATGTTGTATCGGGTGTAGAAGAGGGCTCACCTAAAAAAGTAGCCGTCGGGGCAGCCCAAGGCGCCCTTGGTACGGGGATGTTGGGTCTCGACATGGCAGGGCTAGGTCTCCTCATCCCCACAGGGACAGGCCCACTTCTTAAGTCAAAGCTCGCAGAAGCGGTGGCTTCGCTGAAACCAGGGCAGAAAATAGCCACCCAAGGCTTAAGGGATGAACTGACGAAGCGGGGAGTAAGAAAGGCCGAGATGAACGCCACTCAGCTAGACAGCTTGGTCAAGGCAGCAGAAGAGCGTGGGCAGAAGAGCATCTCAAAAGAGGAGATCCTTGAGCACATCGAGGAGACTCCTGTCGGCATTACCGAGATTGCGAGAGGGCGCCTCCCTGAGACCCCCGAAGTGAAAGCCCTTGCAGATGAGGTGGGTTATGCCTGGCACGGGGGCGCCGATGAGCTACTCGACAAACTGAGCATACCTACCCCTGACGTCCCAACCGGATCTTTAAAGTATGCCGGCCGAGGCGGCCCTGGGTACACGGCCGAAAACCTCGATTGGAATCAGATTAAGGAATCCCCTGAGAAACTGGCCCGAATCTGGCCGGAAGGCTGGGAGAAGTGGTACCCTGAGATGCAACACCCTACCCTAGATTTGATAGAAAGCGACACGAGGAAGCGCCCGGCCCTTGAGGCGTTAAATAGGCTAGACAAAGCCTACGGAGGCTACCCGAGCGGTTCCCGCGAATTAGCGGAAGCAGGCGATGAACTGACCGCTATGGTGGGTCGTAGCCGTGGCCGCTTCGAGAGCGGTCTCAGGCACCCGGATCCCGCCAAAACTCTCTGGCCGGGACAGGATGTGCTCGAACAGGACGTGATTCAGGTAACGGGCTACGTGGATAAGGCCCTAGAAGGCCTTAGGAAGTATCGAGAAGCGGCACAGAATACGGTTGACCGTACCACACTTATCCCGGAGAAAGGGCTCGATACTGCTGCGATTGTTGATGACCTAAAAGATGCAGACCAAGTACTTGGGTATTATGCGGATTGGCCCGCGTATAAGGCGAAGCTCTTAGCGCACAGTAAGATTTTAGACGAGATTAGGGGCGCACCCGCTTGGCAAAAGTATGTAGACGCCAATAAGCGCCTCAAAGAGGCAAAGAGCACCCTCAACAGACCAACAAAGTGGGAACACATGGGAGCACATGCCCCAGGGGGAGAGAACTATGGAGAGACAACTCTTCATCTTGAGACTAAAGCACTAAAAGATGAACCCTATATGGCAGCACACTGGACCAAAAAGGGCGAAGAGAACGCGGTAGTCCACTTCCGGCATACAGATAGGGTTGACGAGCAGGGACGTAGGATTTTGTTTGTGGATGAGATTCAGTCCGACTGGCACCAGCAGGGGAGGCTACGCGGCTATTCCCCCGAAGAGAACGCGGCTATACATACGAAATTATTGCTGGAGAATAAGAAACTGGCTGACGCCCTGCGCCAAGCCAAAAATGAGGCAAAGGGTTGGAGCCTCATGGCACAGCGCGAAGTGTCCCCCATCGCGAAGACGATTCGGCTTCGCCGGGAACAGCGCGCCCTCGCCCTATACGCCACCATCCACAAGAAGGCCGACATAGTGAGGAATCGACTTCGGCGGGCGGACATGGGCCCTGTTCCCGAGGGTATGTTCAAAGGGACTAAAGAGTGGACAGGACTTGCGATAAAGAGGATCATGCGTAAAGCAGCAGAAGAAGGCTATCAGGGCGTTGCGTTTACGCGGGGCAAAGATGCCATGAAATATAGTCGGATGAAGCCCGAGGGAGCGTATTACTATGACACAATCGTCCCCAGTGTGGCAGCGAAGATAGCGGCACCCAAAGGTGTCTCTAAAGTCCCGATAGAGAAGACTATAATAAAAATCCCCCAGGCTCCAGGCGAGGTTACTTCAGAGGAGTTCCCTGTTGTCTGGTTAACCGATGCAGTTAAAGGTAGAGCGATGCTCCCTTATGATAAGTTCGCAGCCGTATTAGCAGCAGGCGCAGCAGGCGCAGCAGGAGCTAAGGCATTACAAGATCGCAAAGGCGAAGAGGAACAGTAGATGGCACTGACACCAAAGCAGATCCGTGGGATCATAGAGACCCACAAGACGAAAACACGGACAGAGCGCACCTCATGGGACCGCTGGCGTAGCTGGTACCTCGCGGAATACTGGCGTGCTTCTAGCGAGCAGCCCCAGGGCTCGGGTCCCATCCTCGGTGAGGAGGAGATTAACTTCGAGACCAACTACCCCTATGCCTACATCGACACGATGATCGCAAATGTCTGCCCGACAAACCCCCAGGTCACAGTCGCAGCGAAGCGCGAAGAGCTACGTGAGGTAGCTAAGTTCCGGGAAGCCTTGATTAACGATGTGCTTAGTCGGAATAACACCCATACGCTACTGTGGAAGACAGCCACTCACACCTCGATATGTGGGCGCGGGTTCCTGAAAGCCGTCTGGAACTTCAATAAGCAGATGACCGAGTTCTTTAGCATAGACCCTCGCTTCGTCTTCTTCGATATGTCAGCCCCCCGCTGGGAGGACCTGCGCTACCTTATCGAAGTTAGCGTGCTTACGAAGGAAGAGTTCAAGCAACGAGCAAAGCGCAAGGGCGGAAAAGGCGCCATGTATCGACCGAAGGTCGCAGAGAAAGCTCAGTTCGGGGGCTATCCCGTATGGCTTAAAGACAGTGTCCGTAACAAGGATGCCATCAATCAGGCGAGCGTTGAGGTCTACAACTGGGTTACCGTCTACGAGGTCTACGACTTCCAGGGCGAAGGCAAGTATTACCATATGCTGGACAATGTCGAGGAGCCCCTCTTCGAGGGAGAGCTTCCTTATCGTTATGTCCGTAACCCATTTGCCATGCTCCAGTTCAACGACAACATGTCGGATCTTGGTGGCATGTCTGATATTAAGCTAATTAGCTCGCTACAAGAGCGTCTGAACGAGATCGATACGCTAGAGCTATGGCACGCCCATGCGTCTACCCCGGTTCTGCTTGTCAATACAGGGCTCGTGGATAACCCGGAGACCATTACGACAGCACTCCGGGATGCAAGTGAGCCCGGATCTATGGTCGCTGTCATGGGTAAAGCCGATGCACCCCTGCGGGATCTCATTGGACAAACCCCGACACCCCAGTTTCAGCCGTCGTTTAGCCAGATGCGGGAACGCTGCACCCAGGTTATTGAGTTTATCTTGGGTATCCCCCAGTACAGTCGCGGTGTAGTGGGCGTAGCTGATGTTGCCACCGAGGTAGCCCTGGCTGATACGGCCACTCGTACTCGGAACGGACGTAGGATCAAGGCGGTTGAGGACCTTGTTACACTGCTGGGCAACAATGTAATCGGGCTCTACGAGGAGTTTCTTCCTGAAGATACAATTCTTCCCTTGCGTTTGACTGGTAGCCGTGAGATTTTAGAGGTGACTCGCGAGGCTCTGCGTGTCCGGGATGAACGCGATCCCAACGAGGGCCCAATGGACTACGACTATTCTGCTGTTCCCTATTCTCCAACAGAGAACCACTCCTTGATCCAACTCCAAAAGATACAGCAATACATGCCCCTGCTACTTGAATCACCCCAGGTGGATAAAGAAAAACTGATCTTGAAGTTACTCGAACTACTGGAGCTAAACGGCATCATGCAGGACAACCCACCACAACCAGAGATGCCCGGGATGCCGATGCCCGGGATGGAGGGTATGCCGATGCCCGCACCTCAGGGGCAGGATAACCTCGTCGCAGGAGGCCTCCCGCCAGGGGTTGAGGAGCCCCCGCAGGTACCGTTACCCGCAGGAGGAGCCGGATCTACGGCACCCGCGTCACCACAAAGTATGTTACAACAGATCATGGCCCGCAACCAATAGGCTGGAGAAGTCCCGATGGCTACCGCAAAAGAAATGAGAGATAGTGTCGCTGAGAATGCCTTTAAGACCGAACCGAAAGAAGAGGTTGTTGAGGAAAAAGAAACGGTTACTACGGACGAGCCCCCCGAGATGGCCCAATATTACGGGAAGGGCCCAGGCACAAACTACATGAACCCTGATGGCGACCCGTACTCATACCGGGTGTATGACGATGGTTCAATTCAAATTATCGGGGGTCCCTCTGGTGTGGGTACGGTGCTCACCGAGGGTAAGATGCACGGGGCGATCAAAGACGCTTTGCTCGGCGCAGAAGCTTCCGCAGAACCTACGCCAGAAGATGCAGCAGAAATGGAGCGACTTAGCTCACCTGCACCTGAAGTCGAAATGCCCGAGGCAGCGCCTGAGATCGAGATGCCTACCCCCGAGATCGAGGAGCCTGACGCTGCCATGGCATCGTTAGAGGGCACAATGCCTACCTATATCGCTGACGAAGAGCACCTTGGGCAACTACGTGAGGGTTTTGAAGAGAGCCTCCCCCAAGAAGCTTTAGCTGAGCAGAGCGAACTAGATGCAGAGCAGACATTGGTGGATGAGGATGCTGCTCGACAAGAGGAAGAAGCTGGACGACAGGCCGAGCGCGAAGAAGCCGCTATAGGTAGGGAGCAGTCTGGGGATGTATCGGGAGGTCTGTCGAAGCTATACGAGCTAGCCAAGCGGCTTCTTGCCGAAGAAGAGGCACAGCCCTAGTGCCTATTTACGATGTCAGATGTACTGCGGGGTGTGGCTATTTCGAGGATGTGTTTGCCTTACTCGCTGACGCCGACGAGATGCTTTGCTCGGAGTGCTCCAAGCCGGTAGTCAGGGTTATTAGCCCAGTTAGGACGATAGGACCCACTTTTTCTAAGCCCCTTGAAGTAAAACAGATCGGACGCACCTTTCACAGTGAGCGGGAGTGGCGTACCTACCAGAAAGAGAACCCTGACGTTGAGATTTTAAGCGCATCCAGTGGGGCTTGGCGAAAACATAAGGATCAAGCACGAGAAAAACTGAATAAGAAAGCAAAAGGTCAGGGCTTCAGAGATGCTGACCACATGAAAAATGCCCTAACACCTTGACGTTGCGTTTATTTTTTAGTAAATGAATATTGGAGACCTCGTATGCCCTACGAAGATAAAGAGTCGTATACTACCGAGGAAATGGCTGATTATATCGCCAATGAAGCCGGAAGCGGAGCCGAGCTTTTACAGATGCTCGCCTCACACGGTTTCGAGTTAGCCTCCTCCGAGGCTCCCACCGAGTCCCCTTGCGAGGAGGCCGCTGAGGAAATGGAAATGCCCGAAGATAGGGGGCCGGAGATGGGTGAGGAAGGGGAAGTCGAGATCGAGCTTCCACCGATGCCCGAGATGGTGCCTAAACATAAACCCCCAAAGCTTGATATTGTGGCCCTTCGGGTCGATGCCTCAAAGAAGGCCTTAGACAAGCACAAGGGAGGACATGATGGACGGTGAAACTTTGGAAGGGGGGGCAGCAGCCGAGGCCGAGAGTTCGGCCTCTGAGGCTTCTTCCATCTCTGATTCTCCTGTTGCAGACGACGGTGCTGCCTCTTCTTCCTCCCCCTCGGAGGTGGCGGATGCGCCTGAAACTCCTACTTTTCCCTCTTATGATGATTTCGGTTGGGATAATTGGGCTGGAGAGGTCTCGAATTTACCAGAGATGGTCCAACCGTGGGCGCAAAAGGTCTACGACCAACGCCAAAGCTGGGTGGATAGCAAGGTCTCGGAGAGCACCGCTGAAGCTGACCGTGTAAAAGAAATATACAATGCCCTGCTCGATGGACATGACGATCCACGCTACGGGGAATTAAATACTAAACATGAGTCTCTTCAAAAGAAATTCGACGAGTTAACCACGTCCTCCACAACGGCGCAGACTGAATATGCCGCCTTTAAAGAGGAGATTAACGTAGCCATTGAAGAAGAAGCAAATCGGTACGCGGATTGGTTTGAGCGGACACACGGACATTTGTTTCAGGAACCAGCGGCAGTCGAGAAAATGGATACTCTCCTGAAAGAAGGCTGGGAAATTGACTATGTCCCTTCTCTCGTAGGGCTACCCGACGAGATTATTGCGGCAGCGACTAAAGCACTAAAAGATGGCGTTCCGGCTAAATATGCTATACAGTTAGCTCAACAAGCTGCTCCGTCAAAACCAGTCCCGTCGCCACGACCCGCAGCAAAGATTACTTCTGGCGCAACTTCAGCCCCGGCTGTCCCTCACCAGTTAAAGCAGAGCGATAAGAACCAAGTAAAAACCCTTGACGATATGCGGCTTAATGCGGCCCAAAATGCATTCAAACGCCACTCCGGTGGTAGGAGGTAACTCAAATGGCTATTAGCCCTGACGTACTCGCATCTGCTCTTCAGGAGTTAATGCCAGGTTATTCCGAACTTTTTACTCGATGGCATCCAATTCTGGAGAAGATCGTAACAAAAGGGAACATTGATCGTGACGTACTCACCGGACCCTTTCGAGAGTTCGCGGTTGTCACAGACGGTCCCGGTACCGTAACCCAGATCCTTACCGGGTCAGAGGTTATTGCCGGTGGGCGTAATCAGAACGCGGTGCGAGGTAATACCTTCGCTCCTCGCTTGATTTATGCATTCGATGTTCCTGGTAAAGACCTCGCGGAAGCGAATGGTGCTATGGACCTTGCTCGGATTATCCAGCATTACCCCGAGTTGGCTCTCGGTGACTTCCACGAGCGCATCGCACGTCAGATCGCAGTAGGCGATGGTTTGGATGTAGGCGGTTTTCTCACCCTTAACGGTGACACAACCTATAACCCGAACGGTACAGCCCGAGCCGGAGCACTTGAGTTTGCGGCTCCTGCGGCACAGACTAACACGGTCTTCAACCTACCTAAGCCTGGTACCGCTGGCTGGGCAAACCAGTTCGGTAATATCACTTCGTTTGCGACTAACGGTCGTAGCGAGATGCGTCGTGTCTACTATGCGGCTTCCCGTCAGGGCAAGACGATGGGTCCGGTTGACCTACTCCTCGGGGACGAGAACTCTTACCTCAACTATATCGAGGACTTGGACGACCAAGTGCGCGTTGTTAAGATTGAGGGTGACAAGGCTCCTGCTCAAATTCGCCAGGGCGTCAAGTTCCTCGATGCAGACTTCTTCTTGGAAGATGCCCTTGATACAACGGCTGCCGCTTTTACTGACCCGAATGCCCGTCGCGGTGTCATCTACATGATGAAGTCCGCTTCTTGGTACACATACACACTGGGTCATGACGCATCGAAAGAGACGAAAGGCGACTTCGCCGTTCGTGGTCCTTTCCGTATCCCAGAGCAAGATGTTTTCCGTTACGAGATCGTCCTGAATATGGGTATGAACACTAATCAGCTACGTTGCAACGGTGTCGTTGTCGGCGGCGGAACACCCTAATTAAGGTTTAAGGAGATTTATCATGTCTGGACCAGGAACAGCAATGGGGATCAGCGTTACTACGGTAACGACGGATCAACAAGCACCTCTCGGATTTATTCATACTGTACCTGCTAGTGTAACTGGTGGGACAGGCGAGCAACAATGGGTCTACGTCCGAGTAGATCCTGCGGCTGGGGCCCCCCTTGCGATAGGAGAGTTCGTTTCCTTAGCCGGGTTCGACGTCGTGCAGACGACACCTCTCGCGCAAAACCCCGTCCTGATTATTGGCGTGGCACAACATGCCATCGCGCAGGGCTCGTGGGGATTTATCCTCAAGAATGGGGTAGGTCTTATCTTAGAAGGGGCAACGGGAGTTCCAGGTCCTGGTATTGCCTCTGGAGAGCCTTTTCTCTGTGGCGCAGGTGGAGCGGCTCTTATCGCTACTGCCACCCAGCCAGCGTGTGGTTTTACCATGGGCGTCCTCGACGCCGGTGCAATTGGACAGGCGCGTATCGCGTTGGTATAGTCTTTTGGGTGTAGGATCACCCTAACGGGAGGGTTCTGTGAATCTAAAAGATATACGCAATGCACTCTTCTCTCAGACCGACTGGGCACCTACTCAGTCGGCTGAGGCAGTTGCGCGCCTTGATGGCTTCATTAACCGGGCTTACAACGACGTTTGTCTTGAAGCCCCTTTTATGTTTTTCGAGTCCCGGGTTAAGTTTGCCACCCAGCCTGATGCTGTCCCTACGTTGGACAATGACACGATCTCTCTGACAGTCTTTGATGAAACGGCCCCGATGGTTCCTAATGAACAGAACCCCTGGGTGTTTCAGCGTGACCTCCCTATTGGCACTCCAGATGCTTTGGTATGGCAGGTAGATCGGTCCTGGGACGGTCGGACGCTTGAGATTGATGTCCCTGACCCGTCTACAGGAAAGATAACGACGTATCGGAATATAATACGTGCCGTGTATAAGAACTCACTAGGGGTAGGTGAACTCGAAGTTTATCGCCTAACGGTAGTTACTCCTTGGCCTTACCATAAGTTTGGTACGGGGCCGTTTAAATATCGAATCTACACCGCGAAGTATTACCTTCCTGATGACGTTGTGCAAGTGCGCTCAATGCGGCTGTGGCACCAGAACAGGAACTGGCCTCTAGATGTGATAGGACAGGAAGATGCCGAAACGTACTCGTTTGCTGACACCCCCAGAGTAGCAGCGCATGGGTTACCCCGAACCATCTTTAGGCGAGAGCACTTCCAGTTACCTGGACCGGCAGTCCCCCCAGATGCAGGTTATCCCGCATTGGAGCCAGGGCATAAGTGGCTGGGACCTGAGCCCGCAGGTACGTTTGAATATGTGATTACTTATTGCTGGGGTAAGCGGGATATTATGCTCCGTAACCCCACGATGGGTTACCACTTGGGTTACGCAGATCAGTGGGAGAATGTACAACCTGAGGGTGGGTTCCCAGGGTTTTTTACAGACCCTGCTCAGCCTATCGATGCCTCCCAAAGTCGTTTCAGAGAGCCTCTATGGGAGTCGTCTCCATCCCCTGTATCGGCCCAGGTAACCACATTAAACGCGATTGAAGGGGAAGGGCCGGTCTTTACTCCTTCTCCTGCGATCAGACTTACTCTTCCGAATATTGAGTACATGCAGGGGTTTCAAGCTCTTGGTGCTCAACGGTTTGATGATGGTGGTGGCCCGGCAGCTACTCTCTGGCGTAGGAAGAATTGGCGCGAGAGTGGCTGGTGGGTGCGTATTTATCGGCGCCGTGTAGCGGAGGACTTTAATAACTACGCTGCCTTAGCCACCTCGATTGGCCCAACAGGGGTAGGGACCCAAGATGGGGGTGCTGCGGTAGCTGGCTTAGTAAAGCTGGACCTCCCCAAGGCATTCTTCCTATTGGCCGAGTACCGTATTGATGAATTTAATTCGGGTATCTTTATCGATAATGGGCGTATACTCCCAGATTACCACCGACGCCTACGTGAAATCCATGGTTACCAAGCTATTCAGTTTTATCCTTATCCTGATGATCGTTATGAAGTGGATGTACGCTGCGTGCGGCGCCCCCCTAAGCTCGTCGATGATCAGGATGCCCCGTTAGTCCATGCGGAGGCTGTAGACCTCATTATTCATAGGGCCCTGATGTTTCTCTACGAGAACATGGGTAACCCTCAGATGGCTGAACTATCGCGTTCGCGCTATCAAGAGAATTTATTTACACTGTCAAAGCGGTATGGCGATCTACGACCACCTGCGGTCCCGACATTGAGGCGCTTTTCACGAGCGCGCTCTGGCTGGGATCAGCGGGGGCAGTTACGTCGATGGTGGACAGTGAAGACTTAACAGGAGAAGAGAAGATGACTGAGTTAATTTGCGGTGGTGTTTACCACAAAGAACTAAATGGACGAGAGTACCAGGCACTGTGTACTAGCGTCGTTGTCCAGACAAACGGATCTAAGCAAGGGAAGCTAGAACTGTACGGTTACGCGACAGAACGAGTGACTGAGGGGACGGAGGACCTTGACCAGTATACCCTGATAGCTACTCCCACTTTCCAGACTACAAAGATCCGGCGACGTAAGGCGAGCTAGTGGCAGACGACCGAACCAGGGTGGAAGTAGGTCCCCTTGCGATTCGGATCGCGAGCGGTAACTTATTCTTACCCGACGACATGGGGGCACGAGTTAGTAACTTGTGTCCTACAGAGGAGGGGACCCTACGCTCTGTCGAAGGGCCCCTACCTTTACTGCCGGATTATGCCACGGGAGGAGCACCTGCGAGTGCAACCGAGGCCGATGTCACTGTGCCCCAGTACGGGGACACGCATGGGGTTTTTCATGCAACCTTGGGCCAAGGCGGCCCACGGGACATTCTGCTCGTACACACGGGGGCAGAGATATGGGAGTTTGAAGGCTGGAACAGGCGTTGGAGCAAGCTAATTGGGTTCTCAGCGGCAACGGAGACTGCGGAGATCCTCAATTCAAAGCGTCCCGACTTTCCCACCCAGTTCGAGGCAACTCAGAATGGTATTGTTATTGTCCCCCAGAACGCCCGAGCCTACTTCTATGATGGTACGACTATTGCTCCTCTGGGTTATACTGAGGCTCCTGGTGCGCCTGTGGGACATGGGCCTAGCAACTCCTTAGACATCCCTGACTATGCTGGGGTGACCGATGTGATCCCTAGCGCAGATGAGACAACTTCGGGTAAACCTACTTTTCGACGCAAGTCAGGCACAAATGACGCCGATTATGCTCGGGACGCTTTACAAGGGCGCCCGACAGGTATGGTCGCCTCGTTTGGCCATGGCCGGTTAGGCCTCACTAGGAACCCAACCAACTTTGCCGGTGCAGGCACAATCGTCAACCCGGTTGACATACCAGGAGGGAGAGGAGGGGACCCTACGCCTGAGGGCCCAGTCCGGTATAACGACTCACGCAGACCTATTGACCCAGTGGCAGCAGGGGCCTTTACTGTTGGTGGTTGGTTAGAGCCTGGTGCATGGCGTTGTCGGGCTCAGTTTGTCGATCAGTGGGGTAACCTCTCCCCGCTCTCTGGTGAGAGCAATGAAGTCACGTTTGAGCAGCAGTATGCTACGGACTTCGTCATAACGGATAAATTAGGGACCGGTTTGTTCCCTCCTGGTGCAGCCCCTCCTTATTCATTCAAGGGCCAGTCCTATGTGGCTCAAGCGGACAGGGCTCGGAAACAGATTGCCTGGTCTGGTTTGGACCGGGGACCAAGACGCACCATAGGGCGTATTCTTTACCGAACACAGGACCTCAAGCACTCTGGCACGGCCAAGTACTTTGCGCTGCCACTAAGCGCCATGGGAGCCCAGGCACCCCCGATTACACTCCCGGATAATGTCGTAGACACGTACCCGGATAACATCCCTGATCCCTGGCTTACGCAAGAAGCCCCCGATGTAGCCCCAGTACCTGTGTTCAAGCTCTGTCGTGTGGCATTTGGGCGCCTCTGGGCTGCCAACACCAAAGATGCGCCTGGACTACTGCATCCATCAGTCCCAGGTCTCTGGGGCACCTTTTTGCGCGGCCAGGAGATGTACCCTGATCCCAGAGGGGCTGAGATTACAGGTCTATGGCATATTCCGCAGGGTCTACTTGTCTTCACTGAGGGGTCCACATACCTTGTTACTCCGAACACGGATGGCACGGGCTTTACTTCTGTTACCATTAGTTCTGAAGTAGGCTGCACCGCACCCAATTCAGTACGAACGTTAAAAACCGGCGTGGTCGTCTGGTTAGGTACAGATGGCTTTTATGCCTTCAGCGGGGTGGATGACTATAGTAGAGGGGTCACTCTCATCTCTACGGATGTGGACACGTTTGTCGATCGAGTGACTCAAAGTAGAAGACGTCAGGCCTGCGCTGCGGTAGACAACAAAACAGGTGAGTATAGGTGCTGGGTTTCATTTGACGGCGGTATTTCTAATAACCGCTGTTTTATCTACGATGGCGTTGGGTGGCGCACTCGCACGGACGTGGGAGCCACTGATGTGTGCGTTACGCGGGACCACCGTGACTATATGGTGGCTTCTGGTAAGGTGGGTAACACCAACGGTGTTTGGGTACTTGACCACGAGGCAGTCACGTATGGACCAGTAGCAATCGCTTCAAGAGAAGCGGTCGTCGAGACAGCGTGGCTTACTGCCGCAACGTCAAAAGAGCGCAAGACGGGGCAGGTTCTCTATCTGTGGTTGCGAGAAACGGCTAATCTCACGCTGACTATTGAGGTCATGCGGGACTGGCGTAATACAGTTATCGAGACGACTACAGCGACTCGGTATGCAGGGGACGACGTCCCAGACTTCTGGTCAGAGACCGCTCTAGGCTCGGATGATCTGTGGCAGAAAAAGCGCCCTTATTGGACACGAGCCGCTGTCTACGTGCCTTCTGCCGAAGTCTTTAAGTTCCGCATTCGCGGCGTAGGAAAGTGGGAATTCGTTGGGGTCCAGATAGCCGAGTCGCTTCGAGGTGCTGGTGGCGCTAGAATACCACCATAGGGGGCCACATGGCTTGGAAGTATCCGAGGCACCGTGTATCAAATGTCGGTGTGATTGAAATTGATGATGTCAATGAGAACTTCCGTGGTGTTGTTGAGGAAGCTAGTGGCGAACTGAACGAGCACAACTGGGCAGCGGGGTCTTGGTCGAATAGGCTAACAGATTTAGCCGATGACGTCGGTATGCGGGCCTGGCGTAACGAAATGCTAGTTTATCCTGGGGTAGCCAGCACTGACCCCGAGCCGAGAGGAGATGTGATCGCACCCGGTGCTTTCGTGATTGAGGAGACTAAAACGTGGCAACCGATTGACGACCTCACCCTTACAGTAGATAGCACGGGAGGTACTCTATGGATCTTAGCCTCAATGGCAACTCGGCTACCCTGGTACCGAGACGATATTCAAAGCCCCGGTACAGCGGCTGCCACCCAGTTTAATCGATCTGAATATACAGCATTCGGAGCTATGTTTGCTGTGAGGCTCAATGGCCAGGTCTTGGAGCAATCCTTGGTGGGATCAGGCGATCTAACGAATGATAAAATGACCACTACGACCTATCGAGCTACCCCCCCTGGGTGCGGCATCCTTTCGTTTAATAGCCCCGCACCGGCTGCTCTCCATGCAGGGATTGTGGTTGAGGCGATTGTCCCTGTGTCTCCTGGTCAGCATACGATTGAGATTGTAGTGGCAACCCCTCAACCAAGCCGACCAAAACCAGTCGCCCCTAATCCTGCTGTCACCGTGGCTTGGTGGAGAAAACTGGTGAATACGCGTCAAGTTATTATCCTGGAGTTAAGGAGATAAGATGCCTGATTTAGTCTACCCCTATCTTGTTGAAGGCACCGTGTTTGACGCATTCGCGCTTAATAGTCGGTTCGGTGCTACGGGAGCGCCTGGGTTTGGTATTAACGCAATAATGCCCTATGCAGCAAAACGAGGGGCTTTCCAAGAAGTGCATCTCCCAGCAACGGGCATCATTGCCGGGGAAGAGTTTACCTCTGGATTTACGGTTAAGATTAACCCCACGACAGACCAAGTAACGGATGACGTGTACGTGGGGCAGGGGAATAATAACCAAACAGTCCTAAGCGATGGCGTCCAGGACCTGGAGATCATGTTTAATAGCCCAATTAACTTTGGGGCAGGGATGGCAGGAGCCCAAAAAGTTGGTGGGGTCTTGATCCTAGCAAATGTCCACTTTATGCGGGCTTCGCTTTCTTTTAGACTCAAGGAGGGCCCGCTAGGGTTTATGATTCAGGTCCAGTACCTGGACGACAGCACGGGCATTTGGAATGCAATCTCCTTATCCGAGCGGTTCTCAAATGAGCGCATTATTTCTGTGACCGAGCCCCCCCCCGGAGGAGCGGCTGGCCCTGTGTTCCCTGCGGGGACACCTCTAGGAGATGGGCCTTTTGACCGAACCCGAGATGCCGCAGGCGGCACTGAAGGTAATTACCTCGAACAGGATGTTTATACCTTCCAGGACATCCCCTTGCGGTTGTGGCTCGACGAGAATAACTTTGCCAAGTCCGACGTTGGGGGTTTTAGGGTTGTTGGGGGTGTGGTAGACTTGGGTAACGACCAGTTTCCTGACGGCTATGGTACCGGGGGGAACCCCAATCTGACTCCTGGTGAAGGGGCTGGCTACTATCGAGAAGCCAACTTAAGCGTCATCCCATTCCATGTTGAGATCAATCCCTAATGCCTACCATCAACCTCATCAATACGCCATTCGTTAATGGAGATACCCCCACAGGTACTGAGATCAGTGAGGTCTTCTACCTCCCTGCGGCTGTGCCCGTGTCACTTGAGGGGATAAACGGGTGGCTAGATAAGGACAACGCAGACGCCTCTTTCACCCAGGTAACTTACGACCAAGTCCAGGAGAACACCTTTCAGACAACAGGTCACTCGGCAGGTACAGCGAACTTAGACTATTTCGACTACTGGTTTAAGAGTATTGGTTTGAGTACGAATTATGGGGGCGTGTGGGCCGATCCAAGGGACTACCTGGCTGACTTCAAACCAATACCAGGAGGCGCCACTACCTTCTATTTGCCCGAGACCTCTCTCGTGGTCTTTACCTGGACCGTACTCTGGGGAAATGACTCACGGGTCGGAAATAGGTCTAGTGGAGGGGATAGTCGGACCCAACCGGGCTCCGACACGGTCCTCGCCTTTTTCCTCGATGACGGCTTCGTTGAGGGGCAGCTTCGTCAAGCTAGTCGGTCTATTTATGCCTTGATAAAGGAAGGACTGGGAGCAACTTGGGATCCAGCCGATACAACAAGTAACACGCCCTGGGACCTCAATGATGAGTGTCATGTCGGGATGGTTAAGAACCGGTATTGGCATGGCCATCACACGGCAACAATGTCTCCCGGATGGCACTCCGCTAGTTTGCGTCTACTCGGAAGCGGGTTCGATGGGATAACAGATCAACAAAAACCACAGGAAGCCCCGGTTAATTCAACCGATGGGGCATTTACATACCGCGCCCAGAGACAAGCACGTGTGTGGGCACGCTCACTACGTTATGCTGCATTTAGAAAAGGGGGAGGTGAATAATGGCATCATGGAGTCAGGAGGAGGATGTGGGAGCGGCGCCTATACCAGCCCCGGTGAATACGCCCAGGGCATCGCAGGTACCACCACCGCTACCCCCCGGAGATGACATCCTCTCCCAGGAGGGACGCTTAGGTGTAGCACGGAATGTACTGGAGCAGTCTCTTAACGAGAGGTACGGCTTTACCCCAGAGCAGGCTCTGTCCTACGAAGACGTAGCGGCGATCTACGCCCCAGTCGAAGGGCGGCCCCCTGGTATGACGCAGCCACTTCTGGGTCAGGGGCAAACCGACGTTTCGGAGAAACAGGTGGTAGAGGCAAACCAACTAAGAGAGCGGTACGGGCTTGTGGATAGCGACGAACTGAGTAATGCCCTACCTAAGCTTATCCTTTTCAGCCAGCTAACTGGCCTACCGATAACTGAGCTAAGCCCCCACAAGTATTCGATGGATACGGTTGATGCCATGATTACTCAGAGGGCAGAAGGCAAACCCATCTCGTTACCCTCGGAAGTAGGTTACCAGAATATAGACCCACATGGTTCTCGGCAGGGCGTGCGGTACCACGAGGAAACGGCAGACTTGGGTAAGTTTCCCCCCTATGGGGAGTTCAGTGGCCAGGAGGCTATCTTAGACGCAGCCCGAAGAGCCACAGCCATAGCCCCGGAGCGCCAAGCCATTCAAGCAGATATGGCGCGAGCAGAAGAGATAAAAAGTCAGATCGAGCTACTCCAAGCCGAGCTAGTTAAATTAGAACAAAGCGCCCAAGCGGAAGCTGGACGCGAACCGGGGATGGGTCTTCGGTAGATAGGAGATAACATGGCATTAGGAGATTATAAGCGAGGGGCACTGGGCGGAATGCGCTCGGGTGCTCGGATGAAAGATATAACCCTACGCGCAGCGCAGACAGCCGCAGACCCCGCGAATGCAGGGCTGACACAGGGGGAGCTTGACCAACAAATTGCCTCTGGGGTAGACCCAAAGGACGCCTATGGCTTAAGTCACCAACTTAAACAGGCTCAAGGGCAGGCTGCCCTGGGCATGTTGGAGAAGCAGGTAGGCAGGCGACGAGCAGATTGGGGCAAAGTAGCCGATGCAGGGGTTGCACTAGCGACAGCGAAAGAAGGGAGCCCCATTTCCGCAGGACTAGGCGCCTTAACCGGGTGAGAGGGAGAGACAAATGGTATTAGACCCAACATTATCCGATTCGGTAGACGACTTCCAGCGCCTGAAGAAGGACTACACCTTGGGCGAAGTGCGCCGCAGGTTCGGCATCTTCGGTGACATAATGGGGGGCATAGACCCCCGAGCGGCCAAGGAGTATTCTAAAACGACCTCACCCTACCACCGTTCTCGTTCTGAGATTGACGCAGATATTACCAGCCTCAACGAGTTACTTTCGGCTGAACTTGCTGTCAGAAAGGCCCAACAGTCAGGGGATTCAAAGAGGCTAGCCGCAGCACAGTCCCAACGGGATAAGATGGCAGAGATCGCCCTACAGGGTGATTACAAGATCGCCGAGGCGAGAGTGGGTCCCGAGTACGAGGCCATCGCAGGTGAGGAGCAGCGGGTAAGGGATCTCCATGAGGAGCATGTCACGCTAAAGTACCCGAACCTCTCCCCCGCCTTGCAGACACAACTTGGGGCCACGGCTGACGCCCCTTGGGTAGACGCCCAGATAGGTCCGTTTGCTGCCCAGATGCGGACGTTGGTGCCCGCAGAGGCACTTGGGTACATGGAAAAATATGCAGAGGCATCGGGAATGTCACCGGAGGAGTTTCTCCAGGAGCTAGAGCATAGGGCTACGGATGCCGGGAGTTATGACGACAAAACACCTTTAGTGGAAGCCCTTTCGTTATACAACCAAAAGAAGGCTGCTCACGAAGAATACGCCGAGAAGTATGACTTGGATAAGGCCGCTGAGGATGCCCAGCAGAAGAGACGCGGGATCCCGGTGGGGGTGGCAGACCCATTTAAAGGCGCCAGTGAAGCCGAGCTACAAGCGATGAGCGCAGCCCTATCGGGGGGGCCACAAGGTGCAGGCGCATCCGGCCTAACCGCTGATCAACAGTCTCTGATTGATGAGGTCATGGGGCGTGGTCCTATTGGACGACACCCTAGACCAATTAAGGAAACACGAGAAGACATTTACGAGACCCCCGAGTTTGTCGCTCACATGGAAAAACTGTACGGGCGTACAGCACAGGATAGGCCCTTTTCAGACGTGGAAAAGAGGTCTGCTCTACGTGTGGCCCAGATTGAGCGGAGGAAAGCCCGGCGGCAGGAAAAGCAGACCGGGCGACAACTAGCCCAGGGTGCTCGGCGCGGGGAGCAAGTGGCTGCCTCCGCGCAAGCGGCTCAACCTGCCGCTGCGGTGGAGACAGAGACTCCTGTGACCGAGGCCCCCGAGGAGGCGGCAGCAGTTGCCCCCGAGGCCCCCGGCACTATTATCACAGTCGATGGCGACGATGACTGGGAGTACCGACTGGACGGAGACGAAGTGACTACCCGAAGGGTGGGTGACACGGAATGGGTGGATTACCCCCAAGCTGGGATGAAGAAGTTTAAAGCTAGCCTAAAAGGAGGTCTATTTAAAACAAGGGGGGCCCCTTTTCCCGAAGATAAAGCCCAGATGCTAGGTTTGGACGTAGCTGACATTAGCCACGAAGCGGCTCCCGAGGCGCCATCTCCTGAGGCCCCTGCTACCCCGATGACTCCTCGTGAAGAGGTGAACAAGAGGATTAAAGCGGCAGTCGCCCGCAGGTATAAGCAAGATGAGGCGGACATTGGGCTAAAGGAGGTCGATCAGGTCTTCTTCGATGACCCGCTAGGCGAGGGCCTTGAAGACATCCTGCCTGTAGAGCACATGGGCGAAGCGCCCCTTCTAGAAGGGGAACAGGGTGATCTGGCTGCGATGGAATCGACTCGCGAGCGTTACGGGAAAGACGCCATAAACCCAGATGAAGTCCTACGTTATGAAGAGTTGAAGCGACGAAACCAAGCCACGCCTAAGCAGCCCGCTGCGGCAGAAGAAGCAGTATCAAATGTGTTGGCGCAAGCGCGGTCGGATCGAGAAGAGGCAGCCTTACCTACAGGGGGGTCTCCCCAAACTGTGGCGGACGAAGCAAAGCTGCTACCGGAAGTGCCTACTGAGGAAGAGTCGGAAGAAGCACTGATGGGGAGCACGCGAGGTCGGTCTACAGGACAGCTATCAAGAGGGATCTTCGCTAAAGATAGGGGGAAAGCCGTAACAACGAGGTTTAACAACAATGCCCCTTAGCGAAAAACAGACAGCGGCGATACGCGAGCGCATCAGCGGGGCGCCTCCTCCTGAGCCAGTTGACACCAGCCCTGAGGGCTTAGGGCAGCTAATCGCGACAGAAAAAGACCGAGCGGACTATGTCACTGCGATAGCCCCTCGCCTGAAGGCCTCACGGGATTCTGCTCTACAGAAGCTCCTTGTGGAGGAGGGGCCTAAATATGGTTTCCACACTCAGGACGAAGAAGATCATGAAAGGTTTGCTGATTGGTTGGTAAAAGAGGTCACGGAGGGGACATTTGCTGCCCCTGCGTTCCGGGAAGAAGTAAAGGACATCTACAAGTACGAGGCGGTTAACCGCTACGGGACTAAGCAGAAGCCCGCTAAGGAGCCAACTTTAGTCGAGTTACACCGACAGCTAAGGGCAGGTCACAGGCAGGGTAGGACAAGATCTAGGCAATTAGAACAATTCGACCAGCAAGTCACACGAGACGTAGGTACGTTGGGGGCTCCAGAGTACACTCGGATACCCTTTGTCGTAGAGACGGGGGAACTTGGTGACGAGGTTCCTGGGTGGAAGAAGTCTAAGGCAGCCGATGCACTGAAGAAGAACCTAAGTGGCCTCTATACAGGAACTGCGGTTGGCAATGTGGCAGGCCTTGCTCATGACCCCAACTATGATAAGTACCTTCAAGCCTGGGAACAGACCCCAGTGTCGGAGATTGACCCGGAAGACCGGCCTTTGTACCGTAGGTTGTATAAAGCGAGAGCCGCCCAGAAGCTACGTCGGGGCGAGTCTGTAGCGGGTAAGCAGCTAATAATCCCACAGACTCTCCACTCAAATGGCCTACCAACGATTGATCTTGACGCGATGGAGCACTTTTACGACTACGGGATTCGCTCTGAGTTGGCCCAGAGGGCAGGCTACTCGTCTATAATCGCTCTAAACCAAAAGGGAACGCCCGAAGAGAAGCGGCGCATCGTGGAGGAGGCTAAAAAAAGGGCCTCGGACGAGGTTGCCCAAGTACAACACCAAAGCTTGAACACGGTGCTCTTCCTGAAGGACGCGAGAAAGTTCTCTAAGGCACTCAGAAAAGGGGAGGACCCCCTGGCTTGGTCTTCGGCGCTACTTACCCTGGGTAAGATGCTGAAAGCCACAGGAGCGATTGATGAAGAGGGCTACGATTCTATTGCCCAGTTCAGGGCCCCTATTGCCCGAGTCCTCTACCCCCAAACTATCGAGGGGATGGGGAATGGTGCGCTCCACTATGCCAGGACAGCCGAGCAACTGGGTACGGGTAACCTTGATTGGTTTTTTAACTTCGGGCCTTGGCAGCCGTTCTTCTCATGGGCCTTAGACCCCAGGGCTGATGTGGAGTGGGGTAGCATTGAGCATCTCATGAGGCAGGGGAAGAACTATAACGTCTTCCATGACGCCGAGGCTCTTGGAGAGGCGACCGCCGACTTCTTCGGTTTTGAGGAAAGTAGTCAAACAGCCAAGGCAAACGCCGGTTTTGCCGCAGCTCTCCTACTAACATTGATCGAACCAGACCTTTTCACTGCGATGTTTATTGCCCCTAAGCTTGCCCTGGCCCCCGTGAAGGCTTCTGCTAGAGCAGCCGCTAAGGCTGCGGGAGTGGCCGAGATCAGTGCCGCTGGCCTCCGCACAAAGAGGGCTGAAGACGCAACAACTGCTCTCGTAGAGAAACTTAGGGAGGCTCAAAAAGCAGATACGCTTACGGTAGAAACGATCTTCGAGGAGATACACAAGCTAGCAGAGCAAGGTTATATTGAGGAAGCCAAAGTCATCCAGGCCCTGGAGTCAGCCGCCAGGGGTGTAGGTGCAGGTAGCTCCTTTAGTATCGCTGGTCCCTTGCAGGCCCTTGTAGGGGAAGCGGATAAAGTCGCAGGGACGAAGGCACTCACCGAGCAAAGGGTAGTTCGTAACGCGATAAAAGCAAATAAACTGACGTTTAAGAGCGCCCAGCAAGAAAAAGACGCCATCGACTTGTTAACGAACTTGCTTGCGGCAGAGCTAAAAGAGGCCGAGGCCCAGGTCAACTGGATAAAGGCGGCAGAAGCCATCGGAGCGACATCGGGCAAAAGCATACATGCAACTGCGGCTTCCCTGATGAAGAAAGCCGAAGCGAACTTCGCTAAGTTTAAGGAGTATTACGGCGCTCTTCGTAAGAAGCCAAAAGTAGCTGATAAGCTAGCAAAAGCAACAAAAGCTAAGGATAAGAAGATCTTAGCTAAAGAGCTAGCGGCCCTGAACAGACGTACAGATCGACTGCGGCCCCAAGTGAAGTCAGCCTGGATGGAGGCGGGGGTACTCGCAGCAGGAAAAGAGTTAAAGGCGACCCAAGCCACTCTACTCTCCGCTAGAGAGGCCGTCAAAGGTCTCCCAAAGTCGAAGAAAGTCACCGCATCCATTAAGGAGGGTGCCCAAGAGATCGTGTCTCGCGAACGGATTGTGCAACACACGAGCCCTAAAGTGATTGACTCGATGATAGGCCAGGTCGAGACAGTTCGAGACGCCTACGGGCACCTAGCGAAGCATTTATCGAAGACAGTGGAAGAGCTAGAAGACGCAGCTAAGCTACGCCAAGTGGACTTAAACCCCTTTTACAAGGTCACGGGCGATCGTAAGACAATACAGTTTGCCACGAAGAAATGGTTGGATGAGGTCAGAGGGAGGTTTGGGTCCGATCACGTAGATGAATTGCTCCAAGAACTGATGATTAACCCAGCGACTCGGAACTTCCGCAAGCGGCTTGCAAAAGACCAGATGGACATCTCCGAAGCCGAATTTGACCTACTCAAAGATATTAGCCGCAGGCTGGCCCAACGTGCCTACAAGGAGGTCGATGCTCCCCTCGACTTAGCCCGAGGGTTACTACGCGCCTGGCAGGACAACCTGTCATTAAGGCGCCTGAGTAGGGCTCGTCCCGAGGAGATATTGGCCTATATAGCAAAAAGGGTGGCCGACTTTGGTAGTAAGTTTGACGCTGCTCGCAGCCGCCTTGGTCCATGGCAAGACCATTTGCAGATAGAGGCGGGCAGACACGCAATACGGGGTCCCGACTGGGACTACGAGCTATCCGAATATCTAATCAGGTCGGGGGCAGATGACCCTGCGCTTTTTGGGACTAAGATCGCACTGGCGATGGACACAACGGAGAACCTAAAGGTAGGTCCCCGAGTTGCAAGCTTCAATAAAACAAATGGTAGCACCCCGTTTCAGAACTTTAAGTCCTATGTCATAGGTATCACTTCGGGCATGACAAGAAAAGAGGCGCAAGAGGTCCTTAGTAAGGACCCAGTGTTCCGTGCCGCTGCTTTATCTTACTTGCCCAATAATATGCACACCCAGGCGGCAGAGGCCGGTACGATTTACGCCCTTGTTTATGACAAAGTGCTCCGCTCCCAGTCCTGGGAGGACCTCGTTACAGGAGTGGTTAAAAGTACCCTTGCAGCATTTAAGGGTAAGATAAGTCGAGAGACGCTAGCTGGGCCTAGTGGCAAACCCATCTATAGGATACTAGCCGATGGCGAGAAGGAAGTGCTCTACCCAGACTATATCGCACGCTCGATGCTCGCCCGCGCAGTCTTAGCGGGCCAGAACTTCAAGATTACAAATGACAACCTTGTCCGGGCCCTCGGACCAGCCATGACACAGGGGGCAGCATTAAAGGCAAACTTTATCCTCTCCCAAGCCACATCCGAGTCAGGGAGAGACACTTTTGAGGTACTACTGACCTCGGGGGGACTTGGTTTTGACGCCTCGGACGCTATCTCTGCCATTGAGAAATGGGGGATGACCTTCGATAAGGACATCATGCCCTATGTGGTGGATCGACTTAAAAGTGCGAATAACTTAAACAAGGATCTTATTCGGTTAGGCGAAGACCAGATGACAGGGGCCGCTGTTTACGTCCCGCACCCACTTAAGCGGCAGCTAGAGGGAGAACTCGATGATGCTATCAAGGCCCTTTCCGCCTCCCCGCGAACCGGAGGCTTTGACGATATAAATAAAGACCACTTGGGTAAGTGGTTACGTCTGTGGAGGACCTCGGTGACAAGAGGGCTTATCTACCCCCGGCCCGGCTATTTTATGAACCAAGGCGTAGGCGACGTTGCCCAGATGCTGATGCCGGAAGGCCTCTTAAGTATTCGGCGGAAAAAGGGGGGAGCGGACAAAGGGGCTATCTACTTGTCTGGGGCCCTCCCGATGACTTTTCATAACGCCTTCACCTACATTCCTGGGATCGGCCCTAGAGTTGCGGCTGCGATTGAAGGGATGGGTGAGGCTGCGGCAAAAGCGGGCGTTCCGAGCTTAACTACCCCACTGAATGCCATGCTAAACCCTCCCGTCCAGCGGATCTTGAGTGGGCGGCACATGGACGAGCTATGGGAAACTGTCGATGGTCCCAAAAGTGGTGCGCGACTTATAGCAGAGATGCAGGAGAATAACGTCTTCGACATCATGTTCAGTAAGGACCTCCGCGAGCAAGCTGGCAGATGGGCAAAGGAAAGTCAGCCCAGTAAGTGGGGGGCTTATTTTAGCACCCCTAAGAAAGCGTGGCAACAATGGCAAAGGACCATGACCGAGCTAGTTGCTCAAACCCAGAACCACCAGCGGGCAGCGCTTTACCTGGAGCACCGGCTACGTCGGCAGTCTACGGAAGAGGTCTCACGAAAGGCGGTAGCCGAGGCTCTATATGATTGGCGGCACGGGATCACCAAATGGGAGATGGACACCCTCGCCCAGTTTGCCGGGTTTTACCCTTGGACCAGGCTGGCAATGGGACAAATGGGGAACGCTCTGATTGAGCCCCTGACTTTCTCTGCGGGTGAGGCCACGAAGAAAGCGATTCTAGGCACGTCGAGACTCAACCGGGCCAGAAAGATGGGACAGACCGTCTACGGTTTCCCCGAATGGATCGCTTGGGAAGAGGGCGACCAGGAACTTGATTTCGCAGAGGCTGTTCAGTACACCAACCTAAAAGATAAACCCTGGTGGTCGGGTGGGCGCCCTGTGATAGCGAACACCGTGGGCGCCGAGTTCCAGCGTAGGCATTTAGCGGAAACGGGCGAAGACGTGACTACTATGTTTCGTGTGGGTCCTTCTTTTGGTACTCCCGATACCATCAACATGTACCTCACCCTGATGCACGGAGTGGTGGGGACTGCGGCGACAGCATTAGGCTCCGAGCACCTTAAGCTGACCGGAGATGCTCGTGAGGAGATATTCGATGAGTTGCTCCTGGACCACCTTAACCCTTGGTACAGGGCCTTCACGGGGGCGCTGTACGAGAAACATACCGAAGGGGGCGGCTTTACCTACAAGCACCCTTCAGGAGGTCGCCGCGCTCCTGCGAACTTACGTGAGATGGCCCGGTTGGCTAATAAACTACCTTTCCTCCAGGAACTGGTGGTCGCAGATGAGCGGGGCTATTACTTAAATCCGACTGCACGGGAAATGCTCTTGGCTACGCCTATACTTGGTAACGAGATCCCCAACCTTATGCGCCTCTACTATGGGGCAAACCCTGGGTGGGAAGAGAGTATGCAGAAGGGTATTGCCTACATGCTAGGCGATCTCTCGGGGGCCGCTCGGATATATGTGAGCGATCCAGAGCGTAGCCGGGATTACATAGCGAATAGGATCGCGAGGGAAGCCGAGGCTCGGAGACAAGCCTACCAGAAGCAAGCAGAATCAGAGGGCGGTCCCGCTTCTGGGCTAAAAGTTTACGAACCGGAGCCCTTCAAGTAGTTTTTTATGTTACACTTATCCCGACATAAGGCTAGCTTACCGAAGAGGTAAGTAACCCTCCCTGAAGATAGGGTGTCGGTTCTTGGAGAAAGATAGTGCCAAATATTAAGCAAAACGCGCTTAACCCTGTTGTGAACGAGCCTTTAGCCCAGGGTATCCTCGCCCATGCCGGTGCTGACATCAGTGCTGATATGATCGTGGGGGTGAATAGTCAATTCGGTGCTCACCTAGAGGTAGTTCCTGCGATCCAAATGTCGGGTGGCTCCATCCCTGGGTTCAACAACCTCTATGTCGCACGACACAGCGCCTCAGCAGGCGAGTACGTTGTTATCCTTCCCTGGAAAATAGTTCAGGTGACCCGAGAGAGCCTTGACCCTTCAGCCAAGATCCCAGGGGCGGTCCCGCTTAGCCACGTCTTCTTGGACCCCAATACTAATCTTTACACCAGCGACCTAGACCTTATCTACGACTACTACGCAGGAGGTCACCCCCTCGTCTTAGTCGTTGGGGGTGTTATCGACCAAGGGGATGCTACGCTTCCTCCAGCAGAACGTATTGTGACTCTCCAGGCGAACCCTGCGGGTAAACTTAATGGTACGGGACAGCAGCTTTTTGAGAAATCCGTCACATTGCCTGCGGGAGTGACTTCTTTAGCTTGGCCCATGACCGGTGTATCTGCCGAGGCCAAGGCCGCAATCGTCGGTAACTTCTTTATCGTGGCCTCGGTCGTACGAGACGATACGGGGAGTTCTATTGGCGCTCTTCTCAGTGCCACACTATGGCCTTCCGCGCTAGGTGTATTCGACACAGTTCAACTGCGATGGGAAGCCGCAGGTACGGCTGGGGATGCCCGGCTTACCGTACAATGCTTTTACCCGATGATTTAGGGGGCCTTATGCTGAAGAAAACTAAAGATGCTCAAGGCCGTTGGAAATATTCATTCGGTGATCTGCCTGTAGCAACAGGCCCTGCTCCTGCGGATAACCCTGTGGAAGCTTTGGACCTAGACAATATCGTGAAGACAATTTCAGCCATGAAAAAGTGGCTAAAGACAGGACCTCCCGAGAAGGATGTCCAGTTCGTAGTTGAGTATGAAACAGCAAATGCTAATCGCACTAGCGCAGTTGGGGAAAGCGGCTGCTTAACCCTTTATCTTGAAGGAGAATAGTTGTGGGTAACTTGAAAAATAAATGGGTTAAGCCTGGCGGAAGTTTTAACTACACAGAAGCGGTGAAGGTATACAACCCATCGACCACGGTGACCATCGACACAAATGACATCCTCTATATTAGTGGGGTTACCGGGGGCATGGGCACCGTAGCCCTGGCTGACGCCAGCAGTCCTAGGACTGCGGATGGTCGGTTGCTTATTGCTAAGCATGTTATCCCACCCGAATCTTACGGTGTAGCATTGCCCTGGAAGATTGTAGAGGGGGTCGACGTGGCTACTGTGGACAGTGGGGCACAAGGTGGCTTCGGGGATCTCTGGATCGTGGGCGCTGCGGGTGTCGGCGGTGACGCAGGGAAGCTCTATGACGCTTCGGTAACTGCTCCTGAAGCGGCAGCGATTATTGCAGACGTTACTGCCATCGTGCGTCCAATGGCTAAGACAATTAAAATAACTTCAGCCCCTGGTGTAGCTGACGGTGCTCTACTCGTATCGCTTACAACACCACTCTAGGAGAGCCTTATGGCACAGTATCTACGTGCAGTAAAGAGGCACCAGCAGGTAGTTTTTGTGATCGACGCTGTGGCCGGTGTGCAATGGCTGACGCCACTCCCCCTGTTTGATCTCAGCATCCGTGGGGAGATCCGTCATGTGAAGTGTCGGCTAGAAGCCGGGGGACCTGCGGGGAGCACCATTAACCTCTATGTGGCAGACAAGTCCCTCTCTCCGATGGCAAGTACGCCTAAGGACGAGGACGTCTTCTATGCAAACACTGGGGCGGCGCTAACCGCGTCTGCTACTGCTGCTTCCATCGCTGATAACCCTGCTGCGAGTGGGGGCGCTATGTACGAGGTGGCCCCAATTGCCCCGGCAGAGATCGGTATAGATAGTAATCTAGCCGCAGGCATTATGCTTGATACAGTGGCCGGAGGTAGCCACACTATCCTCGTTGACGTTTGGGCTGAAGTACAGCTTTAGGAGAGCCTCATGGCACAGACTTGGCTACCACCAACCGGAGGCGCACAGGCATGGCCGCCGCCCCCAGCTACGGGTGGTGGCAGCAGTGACGCGATCGTTGAGAACTTCGACGGAGCGCTAAGCCTACCTGCGGGGTTTACTACCTCAGGAGATGCGAACTGGTTTGTAGAGAATACCACTTTCAGATCAGCCCCTAACGCGGCGGAGAGTGGCGATATTGGCGATGGCCAGACGAGTAGCTTGTTTTATATAAACAACGGGTTGACTGCTATTGAGGCGTTATCTTTTAAGCTCAAGACGGAAACGGAAACGGGCTTTGATTTCTTGCAGTTGTTTCATAACGGGGTTTTTATTACCCAGTGGTCCGGCTCAACGCCATGGACGCCCTACATTCTGAACTGTGCTGCTGGGTTGAATACTTTTGAATGGCGATATGCTAAGGATGGCTCTGCGAGCACTCCCACCGATGCTGTTTGGATTGATGACGTTGTGATAGCTTAGAGGATACTTTTATGGCACAGACTTGGCCCCCCCTTCCGACAGGTGGCCCCCCGAGTGGGGCTGCTGGCGGAGACTTAACCGGGACATACCCTGCCCCTGCGCTTGTAACCACTGCCGTAGCGGCGGGTAGTTACACTGCGGCAGACATTACAGTTGACACCAAAGGTCGGCTGACCGCAGCAGCCAGCGGGGCTGCTGGTGGTGCTATTGATACAGGTAGTACAGTCTGGGTCGACGCGGTTAACGGAAACGATGGAACGGCTGCGAGCGGTAGACAAGACCTGCCCTATCTTACAATAGGTGCCGCTCTAGCTGTTGCTGGCAGCGGTGAGGCTATCATCGTGAGGCCTGGCACATATCCTGAGAGTGGTTTGACGCTTCCCACAGGTGTTACACTTATCAGTCAAGGTGGTTGGCTAGAGACTACCATTGGATTCCACGCTGCCGTAGTAGATATTCTCACGGTTTCTGACCAGTCTCAGGTTGATGGGTTTACTTTTCTTGTTCCGTCGACAATTAACCTTGCAGCGGTAAGATATACCGGTGTTGCAGCGCCTACTTTCAGTATATACAACTGCAACTTCTTCGGAGACCAGGGAGCAGGCGCCTCTGCTGGGGATGGCCTAGTAAAAGAGGGAGCAGGAAAGATCATCGGCGCAGAGATTCGATGCGACAAAGGAGGCCTGAATAGTGTCCTACGAGTCAAAGGGTCTGGGATCCCAGGTGTACCTAGCGTCATAGCACTTGAATCATTGCATGTTCCTCCTGACGGGACAGCCTCAGTAATTAATGCCGTCGCGCTCTGTGATGGTGGAAGGTTTCAGCTAGTTGATATGAATGTCGGCAACGGGGGATCTCCGCTAGGTACTGGAGGCGTGACTGATGCGATTCGCATGGATGGCGGAACGGCTATTATCTTTGGTATCAATACGTTCAACGTTGAAAATTCAATTAATATTACCGCTGATGGGGTAGCTCTCGAAGTCCTGGGCGGCAAGATGGACCAACGAGTATATTCGGTGCTCGTTGATTCTGGCCTCACAGGTGCTGGGAGTGTCGTTAGAATTACAGCTAGTCACCAGCCTGATTATTCTTATCCTCCAGCCGTTGCAGCCGGGGCTGACTTTGGTATGTCGTTTTTCCAGGAGGCCAACGACACGACCGACAGCCTTCAGCGAACCCTCGGGACTAACATTGAGTATGGTTTTCCCGAAAGAGGCTCAAGCTTCGCAACGGGAGAAGGCGGCTCATATTCGACCGGAATGTACGTCCTGACCACTGATGACACTGCCGATGGTACAAACGATGGGGGAAACTTCATCGATGTATCTGCTGACGCTGCTAGCAAGTCAGGTTCTCTAGTAGCTTTTCAGGATAAAATTGGTGGAGCAACCGGGAACTCTATTGCCTGGACGACGCTACGGAAGGACAGCAGCCTAGCAGGTTTGAGGCATTACTCCCTCTCGGTGCTACAGGCGGGGGCGAGCTTAGGTGGGGGTAGTTTTATCTTCGAGATCAAGACAGCGGCTGCGGTCTGGACAGAGATTTCAGTACTGGCAGTGAGCGAAGTTGATTCGTATCGTTACGCTAACAACGTATTCCTGAGAGGAAACTCCAGCGAGAAGGTCTACTTCGGAATTGACTCGGATACCGCCTGGTCCGAGGAGAGCGTCAATGGGGTCACGGGTCGGTGGTGTCGAGTGCGCATAGCCACGACACTGGGCACCGCGCCGACATTTGAACGTTTCCGGCTAGGCACCTCCAACACCGCTTTTAACAGGCAGGGCCAGCAACTAGCCGATGGGTTAGCCAAATGGCGTCAGACTTTGTTTGGTGCTGGGAATATGTGGGGAGAGGGTGCGGGGGCCAAGGATTACACAGTGGGGGTCGGGACTGGAATAGCCGCAGCGTCACTAACCGGGTGGAACCATAAGGTAAAGAAGGGCCGGTTGGACACGCAGGATGACTTTATCAACTTTCAGTTCAATGTGCCGGGCGGTCTGTGTACTGCTTTCCCGATTCGTTTTAATGTAACCTTCAGCCATGATGCGAATCAGGCGGGTATCGATCTGGCCTGTTGTTTAATCAGACAGCCAGTTGCCGGTGTCCTGATTGCAGATTCTACTGGCCTACCGACACCAATCCCTCGAACAGTAGGCGACACACCAGCCTATGATACTGTCGCAGCGGTAAACACGACCAATACGGTTAGTACGACAATCAACAAACCGGCCGTGACTTCATACGATTTCGAGATAGCAGACTTATATGAAGGCGATCTGTTCATTCTAAAGCTTCATATGGTAACGAATCACGACATTGATATTTGGTCGCTGCAAATCGAAGGCGTTGCCTTCACATACGGTAAGGTGATCTAACGATGTTACTCACTAAGGAAGAGCGCCAGACCCTAGCTAGAGAAGCGCGTCAAGCTCTCCGAGCAGAGCGTAGGGAAGAGCGTAAGGAAGAGCGCGGTCCGTTCCTGGGGATCAAGCTAGACGTGCTTGAGTCCTTAGCAGAAGAGCTAATCCTAGAAGTTGCAGCAGACGCCCTCCCAGGGTGGGGGAAGATGGAAGAGGTCATCGAAGAGATGGCAGTTCAAGCGGACACCTTCCTGAAGTGGAACGGTCTACCCCCTTGGTTGAGTCTCCCCTTTGAAGCTCTAGATGGGATACTGCTCCAGGCTATTGCACGTAGTACGCTAGAGCCACTCGTCCAGCAGGTGTATGATAAACTAGAAGAGGCCGGTAAGCTGGAGGGGTGATGGGGCTTCAAGAAGCCAAGACAAAAGCGGTACGGAGAAACTACCGGAAGGAGTACCTACGGGACAACGCTTCCGAGTCCCGGAAAGACTACCGGAAAGACCTCCAGCAGTACAACAGGGACAAGGGCACGCATGGCAACGGCGACAAACTAGACGCTTCCCATAAGGGGGGTAAGATCTCGGGGTTTGAGGCCCAGAGCAAGAACCGAGCGAGAAAATGAATCTACCTACACTAGATAACGTACAAGAGGCCATGGTACGCAAGAGCTATGCTTGGTTCTGCCGTCCCGAGTCGATCAACCTCGTGGGTATCCGACATCCCGACCCTCTCTCTAACGGGTTTAATGACTGGATGACTTGTACATGGTGCGATGAGTGGGGGCACTGGACCTTCCGCCGTTGGCCCTGCACTACAGACCCAGGTGTATACTACCGCGAGAACCCTCTCAACGTGCGTGGGAGCGCCATCGTAGTACCTGGACAGTACCGAGGGGCCTATACACTAGGGCTACACAAGGGCTACAACGCTATTGTCCAGGCTAAGCCTATCTCTGTCTGGCGCGACAACAACAAGGACGAGATCCTTGATTGGGAGGGGAACACTTCTTCGGGTGTCTACGGTATCAATATCCACCGGGCTAACGCTAACTCTACTTCTCAGAATGTAGACCGGTGGTCAGCCGGATGCCAAGTGCTCGCGAACCCGCATGACTATGCGGAACTACTGGCTATTGTCAGGAGGTCTTGCTCGCGTTATGGGGATCATTTCACCTATACTCTTCTTGAGGGCAGTGAACTATGAGCGAGCTAGATCAACATGGTCGACGGATTTCCCTACTAGAGACCGATGTCAATACGTTGAAGCTCGACGTGTCTAAGATCGGTATCCAGATAGATGTCATGGGAGACCGGGCGGAAGAGCGGCATGGGATCCTATCCACCCAACAGATCCGTATGATGGACCTGCTTGAGGAACGGGAGAAGGACGCACGCGAGTACCGTATTCGTAGGGAAGAGCTAGAGACCAAGGCACAAATCGCACATAGGCAATGGCTCAAGAGTCTCGTCAACCCTCAGACTATCGTGATCGTGATCGCTATCACCTTATCTTTATTCGGAACTCGGATGGCGGACATACAGCAGGTGGCCGCTTTGATTGGCACGCCTATCCCGACGCAGCTTCAGGCTCCTCAGGAGCTTCCTCGGGATCTTCCTGCGGCTCCTCAGGAGCTTCCAGTTCAATAACCTCTAAGGCAGTCTCGTCTTCCTCTACTACACAAGTAGAGAACTCGAAGGTAAACCCGTCGCCCGCGTACATGACCCCACCCAGGGCTGCAATAGCCCCTGCGATGAGCATCTTAGGGTTCTTCAGAGTCTCTAGACTGAGCTTAGATACATCATACTTATCTTCTTCCGTGTCCTTTTCCATTACGACTTCTCCTTCTTGTAGCCACCTTTGGGGCCTAGCTTACCTTCTCGTTTCATGTTCAAGGCAATGGCTACAGCTTGCTTTTGCTTGTAGCCTTCCCCCGCTAGCTTAGACACTTTATCCGACACTGCTTTGTTCTTTGGCGTCGATGCCATCGCGGATAACCTCTATCTGGTCTGAGCCAAGAATAATCCGAGTCCAGCCGGTAGTCGGACGGCCTCGGGGTTGCGTGGGATTCTGCAAGATAGTTGTAGCAGGAACCTCCCTTAAAGTCAACATCAGGGTTTTCAGCGTCTTCGGGTCGATCCCTCGGTCTGGGGTGATCATAACAGGGAAGAAGGGCTCAGGTTGCTGGTCCATCGTATCGATAATGGCACGGGCAATGGCGCACGCCATGCGTACTAGCTCAGCCCCACTGATGTGAGGGCACACCTGACGCTCGTTATCCGGGTCTTCAACGAGGAACCCGATGAAGTAATGCTGCTTCGTGGTAGTCACCCCAACCGCTTCCGCCATCCTTTCCGAGACGAGCCGTTGGAAGATGGGTATGGCCACAAACTCTACCTTCTCATAGATTTGAGCATGGATGAACGCGAGTGCTTCAGTCGCTTGGTCGATGTGGACCTGGGTCTCTGCGAGCGCGTGCTGGAGAGCCTCTACCCGCTCGGGGACTTGGGCTCCCCCAAGCTTTGCTATAGCCCCTTCCACTTTGGCGAGACGAGCCCCGAAGGTCTCCATAGCGCCGGTCTTGCCACAGACTCCACACCCCGTAAGGTTATTATCAAGCTGGAGTCGAAGCAGGCGTTGCATCGCGAGGAGGTTGGTTACCTTGGCGGTGTGGGCCGAGGCCCCTTCTGCGTGGGCGCCAAGGACTTCTAGCGCCGTAGCCAGGGCTTTATACTCGGCTTTCCAGGAGTTAAGCGTCTTGCGCGCTCTCTCCTCGGCAGCGAGGAACTCGATGGCATTCAGGAACCCCTCACCCTGGGACATGTACTTAGTTGTCATGGTGAAGTATCGGATAAGGAAGCGGGCAATAGAGAGTTTACTCCCACCTAAGGCATTCAAGATCTCCTTCATCAGGAGCACTGTCGTATGAGGTGGGGGTGAGTGCTTCGCTCGTTTGCCCCGTTCTAGTACCCAGCTAGCCTCGGTGCCGTCACTAAAGGTGACATAGCTGAAGAGGCTCGCCTCTCCTGGGGGGATCAGGTTGGACAAGATCGAGCCTGTCCGAGAGGAGGAGCGGCCACCAATGTCGCGGGCTTCCCCTGTTAGAGCTAGCTCAAGGGCGTTGATGAGAGCGGTCTTCCCCGATCCGTTCGCGCCTGTGACCAGCACATGCGGGCTTAGGTTGTTGATTACGATAGATGAGGGAAACTTGATATTAGTGTGTATCCCTGTGATATGTGGAATGGACATTCGATCTCCTATACTTGGTCCCAAGAGTAGCCTACGTGTGCATCAGCCGTAAAGGTGACGGGGAGTCCGTCTACCCTCCGGGTTAAGCAGTCAGTAACTATCCTTTTGACCGTGTCTGCATGGGCCTCCGGTACCTGTAATAGCACCGCGTCATGCAACTGGTTAACAAGCCCCCGCCTCTCCTTAGGGATAAACGGGACCTCCTTGATTAAGTCGAGCATACCTTGCGCGACAATACTGAACCCCCCCGCTTGCACGGGGAAGTTAACAATAGCGTTGAAGTCTTCTTGATGAAAGTATCGGCGGCGGCGCAAAACAGGCTCTTCGACATAGCCATTGATTCGCCAGTATTCTAGCTGTTGTTCCCACCATGCCTCGAATTGAGGTGCTGCTCGAAGCCACCGCCGATGTAGTGCCCTAACCTCCCTGATGGAGTAGTGGGCATAAAGTAAGTTGCCAGCCTTGTCCTCGGCCTGCATGAGAAGCTCATGTACCTTAGGAGGGGCTGCCCCATAGAGAGAGGCAAAGCAGATGGTCTTAGCTAGGTCCCGCAAGGACTTGAACTGACCGGAGCCTTTACCCAGCTTTGTGTCAGGTGCTCCGTCGACTGACCAGAACTCATCCCCGAACATCATCTCGCCTGTCAGGTTATGCGGGTCTATCTCCCTCTTCCCGAAAGCGTCCAGGTAGTGGGTAGCACCTGAAAGTGCCGAGGCTAAGCGCAGTTCAAGCTGGTCGAAATCGGCGCCTACGTAAACCATGCCCGGCGCAGGGACAAAGATGTTCCGTAGCTGGTAGGGGATATTCTGGAAGTTAGGGTTAGAGCTAGAGAAGCGCCCACTGACCGTACCGTGTACGTTGTAGTCGGGGTAGACATACCCATCGCTATCCACCCAGCCCCCATCGGGTGAGAGCTTACGGACGTAGGTGTCGAGTAGCTTAGTCACCTTTCGGTACTTGCGTAGGGAGTTTACGGTAATCCGTTGTTGCTCATCGAGGAGCGGGTTAGCCACCAGCCAGCGCAAGGTGGCAGCATTGGTGCTAGGTTCCCCTGTCCCCGTGTAGCTGTGGGCTGGTAGCGACCACTTGTCAAACAAGAGACGCCTGACTTGGTCGTGGCTATTCGGGTTGAACGTGCCCCCCACCTGTTCTTGGATGAGAGTAAGCTGGATGTTCTGGTCCATCAGCAACGTGCGCTCGTGGGTCTTACGTCGTTCCTCATCGATGCGTACACCTAGCCGGTGCATCCCCACGCACATCTCCTGGAGCTTCAGGTCCAGCGAGTAGAGAGAAAGCTGGTCCCGTTGCTTCACCTGCTCATAGACAATAGGAGCTATGCGGGCGGTTACTGCTACGTCTGTCGCGCAGTAGCGCCAAAGCTCGATGTCAGATTGAGCCGTGGTCGCCGTGTGCTCAGACTTCCATGCGGGTACGTCGGTTTCCACTGACCCGATGTGGGCCAGCCCATGCGGGTACTCGCTTCGAGCAAGCTTATGTAGGAGGATGGTATCGATAAGCGGGAGAGGGGTGACCCCAAGGTGCTGCTCGATAACGATGCGGTCGTAGTAGCCTGCGTTGTGGCCTATCTTGATTAGGTCACTATCAACAAAGAACCAGCGGAGAACCTCTTGCATCTCTTCTCGGAGGTCCCCGAGGTAGAAGGCAGGCTCGCCCCCTATTGTGAGCAGGGGGACAATATAGACGGTGTCCTTGGTGCCGATGCCTATGCAGCGTAGCTCGCATGTCATGGACTCAATGCCATCGGTCTCCACATCATAGGACACAGGGGTACGTGACGCCTTGCACTTCTCTAGGAAGGCGCGCAGGTCGGCTGCACTGGGTTCCATAAAGACTGCTGGGTTTTCCCAACGTAGCTTGCCCTTGAAGTAGCGGAAGGCTTTGGCGATGTCGCCACGGAAGACAGAGCGCCATTGGGGCTTATGTCGGATGAAGTAAGGGGCATGAGCAGGAAGCACCTTGGTTGTGCCTACACGGGTAGGCCCACCTCGGATGGCCCCCAGGCTCGGGTTGCCAGGTAAGACCGCCTTCGCCGCTAGTGATCCCACTGTTATGATATTGGTATGGGCATCTAGCTCGGCCTGAAGTCGCGGACGGCAACAGTCCATCGGAGAAGGGACGGGCTCCTTTCCTGCGCGCACTCGGGTGCGGTTCGTCTTCCGTAGCGCAGCCAGGAAGTTATCCGGTTTGTCGTGGGGGAATCGACAGGCACAGACGTTAGCCCATGAGACAGACTTCCGGGACTCACCGATAGCCTGAAGAGCCTCGACCACCTCAACCCCGTGCGCGTCCATGAAGGGCCGTTGGACAGTGGTATCATCCATGCGAGGAGCTTCACCCACCAGAATAATGTCGGTTCCAGGGTTGATCTCACTGGGCACAGGTGACCACTTTTGGCGCTCCATCCAGTGGGCGCACAAAGGGCATTCCTCGCATAGAGGTTCCATAGGTTCTCCTAAAGACAGGGGTTGCTTAAGTCCGTCTCCTAGAGACAGGCGTTCAGTACAGGTGGGGCAAACGGGGGGGAGTCCTCCCAGCCAAGTAACCGTATACCATGGTCTACGACCGGTTCCTCGCCATGTGCAGCAAAGTTAGGCGGAGTGGGGCTCGCTATTACGGTGGCCCCAGCGTGCTCTAGCTTCCTGAACGCCCACAACTGCAACTCGCAGTTGCCTAGTTCATACGCGAAACCAAACCTGGGGGGGTTTCTCCACTTATCCTCCGAGTGTAGGGTAGAGAAGATCATGCCCAAGCTCGTGGCTCGTTCTCGAAACTCAAGGGGCAGTCCGTCTAGGTCAACTGTACCGTGCCACAAGTCAATAGGTGGCATTTCATAAACATAATAATTCTTGGGTTCCATACGTTCTCCTAAAGGGAAAGGAGAGGACCCTGCTTGGCAGCAACCTAGTTACCCAAGTTACACAGGACCCCCTCCGGTTAGATGTTAGATCAAGAAGTCCAAGGGGTCATCCGAATCAGCAGCGACAGGGACAACTTCAGGCTCCTCCTCAGGAGCAGCATCCACTTCGATGGGTGCAACCTTCTTGGCCTTCTTGGCCTTCTTGGCTGGTGCAGCCTCGGGCTCTTCTACGACCTGCTTAGCGGACAGAGTCTTGAACTGCTGAGCACTGAGCCAGCGCACTTGGCTGTAGCCACCCTCGGGTGCAGGGATGAAGTGAACAAACCCTTCTCGTCCCATCAGGGACGTCCCGTTGATCTTGACCTCTTTCTTAGCGAGCGCCTTTGCGGTCACGCCAATCGAAGTAAGGAGTGCCTTCCAGTAGCGGAGGCAGATCTGATTCTCGGGTGTAGGGAAGTTCTGCCCATCGGTGATGACTGCGCTGGCGTGCTTGCCCTCGGTCACCATGCAACGAAATACAACTCGTTGGGCTCCCTTGGCAGTCTCTCGGATCTCGGAAGCGTATAGCTTCACCTTGCAGTAGCACTCCTCAGTCGGGGCTCCCCCCATTCCTGCGGCGGTTACGTTGGTAAAGTCGGCGGTAAAACTCCAGTCAGATGACATGGGTATCTCCTAATGTTAGGTTGTTGATGAATGATTCGACCTTTGTCGATTCGTGTTGTAGTAACTGGGCTTCGTCGATGGCGTCACTAAGACACCAGATGACGTGCTCGGGTTTATGCTTCGAGAGTTTCGAGGCAACTTTGTTGAAGAGGGCTTTCATCTCGTCCACGTCATCAAGGAGTGGTACTAGCTTCGGGGCTAGTTGCGAGACGACAGTGTCCATCCACTGAAGTTCTTTGGGCCTCGGCAGTTCGGCACCAGAGGCTTTGAGGAGAGCCCGTATGTTCATAGGGAACTTGTGCGGGGAGATCCCCAGGCGGTCCTTAGTGACGTAGTTCTGGTCAGGCCCAGTCTGATATTGGTAGGGCCACGGCCATGGTACGGTCTCGTCATAGACAACACGAGCAACGAAGTCACACATGGCGGGTAGCTTCTCTGCCATCTCCCAGCCAGGGACCATCGGGTGCCCAGGGATGTAGCGGGTGTTGCCATCCTGCTTGACTTCGCGTGGGGCCTTCTCGTGCATGGTGAAGAACACATGACACTGGGCCGAGCGAGCGGCATCTCGTAACACGGTGATACGCCGGTTCAGTTCACTGTTGGCTGACCACCCAGGGAACTTCTTGCGTATCTCTGTCAGTTCTGTGTCCAGCGTTAGCGACAGGTCATCAACGATGATGGCTGGGTAGTTCGTATGCTCCCTGCGAATAGTATCTGTCACGTCCTGTAGGGTCGTGAACAGCCTACCTTCAGGCGTCCAGGCTAGGTGCTGGCCACAGAGTAGAGCGCCTTCTGGCGCAATGAATAGCCCCTTAGGGAAGGCACGGATAAGAGCAAGGGTCTTACCACTTCCAGAGGGTCCGTAGGTTATTCCGAAGATGTATAGTTTCATTGGTGATTTCCCCATTGGCAGATGTGATGAAAAGGGCACGGTCCATACGGAGTCGTACATGCGGTTTCGTGATGGACAGCGGGCCAGTCCATCGGATCGGTTAGATGTTGGTGGTCTCTGATTAGTCGTTCAGCGTAGATGAGTGTTTGTTTATGGTCTGCGTCAGCAACAGGAGCAGGCTCCAGGTTGGGTCGCTTGAAAGAAGCACCGCCTGTCGCGTCCTTCGGTAGTTGTATCATGTTGAGTACAATCCCTGCAAACCGATCTTTGAAAAAACCTTTGCCCAGTATGCGATAGCCGAGGAACTGACCCGACAAAGTGTACCGCCGAATTGTGCTGGGGCTAATCCTGTAGGTAGTTTTGTGATCTACGATCCAAACCTTGCCCCACTTGTCCTCAACGATTAAGTCAGGGCGCTGGGTGTAGAGGTACTTCTCGCCCCGGACATCATCCTGAACCTGAGCCCTAAGCTCCTCCTCCACCTGAAGGACCCTCCATTGTTCTCCTCTCCAATGATCGATGTACTCCGATATAGTCTGATTGACCAACTCGGCATACTCTAGCCATCTCGGATCGTTTAGTTCTCCGGCCTGGGCCAGGGCCAAGCGCCCCACCGCCTCCACTGGAGTAGCCAAGTCGGCCTCGGGGTTCTGCTTGAGTGCGTAGTGGTGCGCCAAGCCGAGGTGGACCAGAGATCCTTTGATGAGGGGAGGACTCCACTCCCACTCTTGAGCAGCGTCCAGTGCATACTTACGCGGGCATTGCAGCACGTTCTGTAGTCTATGCCATCCTGCTTCGGATGGCCCTGGGTTAAGTAGTTTCTTCATGATTGTTCCTTTAAGTTGAGGTACGTTCTCAAACCTTTTTTAGATAGAGTGCGTGCCCTAGTAATCCACCCATATCTGTAATACTTTTCCCATGTAGCTGGGTGTAGTACCCGCTCCGAATACATCAGGTTCTCTGGGTTAACGAGGCACCCACCCCATTGCTTATCCATCTCAGCTAGGTCCATACCTACGACAACTTCCTGTTTGGGTATCCCAGACAAGAACTTCCAGAGTGTAGTCTGAGATCCTTTATAATTGCTCATGCTATCTCCTGGGTAGGTCAGTTAAAACCTATGCTAATTAAAATCTAACGAATATAGTGGTTCTTTTCTTTCGATCTTACATGCCTCCCATCTTATTGATGATGCTTGTGATGATCGCATCCTCGTCGTCTAGTCCTGCTAATGTGTCAGCTATATCCCTGGCTTCCTGGTGGTCTAGTGCTTTCTCGATGTTGTTTAGTTTTCTTAAGACAAGGTCAGAGACGTGTTCATCGACTGTACCCTCGGCAATGACGTACATAATACGAACGGGTCGGGTCGATGACTTCCGGTGGAAGCGTCCCTCCATCTGCTCTACGCGCCCACCGTTCCAGGGGAGCAGGCAACAGATAGCCAGGTCAGTGTGCTGTAGCCCGTCGATGGCTTCCCCGAAGGCATCCGTGGTACCGACGAAGGCAGCACGACTAGGCCGTTCCGAATAAGCCTGGACCATCTTATCCCGTGCGTGGGTGCTTACTCCACCATGGCCCCACCACATCTCGGCGTCTTCGACCTTGGCCAGCTTCTTCTCCAGGCTGGAAGCGATAGCCTCGCAGTCTTTCTTCCTCCCTGTGAGGATCACCACCTTCTGGTTGTACTCTATGATACAGTCCAGGGCAGTGTCGATGACCCACTTGCGCTTGCGAGCGGCTGCCTCCATCAGACGCATCTCGAACAGAGCGTTCTTACCCTGGCGTGCTGCCTCTTGGAGGTCCTTCTTGAAGCCCACCGGTCTCGACTGGTCTTCCTTTGAGAGGTAGCATAGCTCACGCCGCTTAGGTGGCATGTTCTCGAAGACCTCCGCTCGGTTGACCTTGTGCATAATCTCGGCCACTCGGGCCTTAAGCTCGGGAATGTTGCTCCGTCCCCCTGTGTCCCATCCTCCCCATTGGTTCTGGAAGGCGCCGCAGTATCGGCGTGCCCAGTCTAGGGACCTCCCCCAGCAACCAGGCTCTAGGATGTCGAGCACAGACCATAGGTCTGATAGCTCGTTCGGGGCAGGTGTAGCGGATAACCCAATGCGGTACCCTGCTGCCTTCGATAGCTTAGCCGTGCTCGCTGTGATGTTCTTGGCCGTGCGCCATCCGATGACCCCTGCAGCCTTTACGTACTTCTCGTGGCGGCGACTAGACTTGGCCTTGTGTATCTCATCGAGGATGACTACGAAGTCTCGCCCTCCCCATGCGATGAGCGCCCCCACCCAGTCGGTGAGTGTCTCCCATCCGAGGATGATGCAGCGCACGTCCCGCTCAATCGGAGTCGGGGTTCTGCCCCGCACGATCTTTGGGCGTAGGCTAGAGAGACGTTGGACCTCTCTGTCCCATTGCCGTCGCGTCGTAGCTCGTGTGATGACGATAATCTTCTTGCCCCCTTGGGCACAGCTAAGCGCAGCACATAGGCCTGCGGCTGTCTTGCCTGCCCCCGGGGGGTGGTAGAGGAGGCCGCCTCGCCTAGCTACTAGGAAGGCCCAGCCCCGCTTCTGGTAGGGTGTGAGCCACTCGGGCACCCAGTCCTCTAGCTCGGGAGGCGGGGTCAGCCAAGGCTCCCCCTCCTCGATAGGGGGTAGCCCTAGCAGTGCCCGACAGTTCCTGGGTGGTCCCGGTGACGTGCCCCGTGAAGGGACCGCACCGGGGACCTTAGCCAGTGCTGCTAGGTTTGCATTCGGTAGTCGGTATCGCATTGTCAGTTGTCTCGTAGTAGTCGTTGATGATGTCTAGGATTGATTCTTTATCAAGCTCAATGGAGTCGAGCACACCTGTTAGTGTTGCCTCTGGGTCCTCAAGTTTAATCGTCTCAGCCAGTTGTAGGCGCTTCAAAGTGACCTGGAATATTGTCGTCAGGTAGGCGACAGCCCCGGCCTCCTCAGTTGAGTCACCGCCGTAAAGCAGTAGCTCTAAGAGCAGGTTTTTGAATACCACTGTTAGCTCTCGCTGGGGGGCGTCGTGCCATTCCCCTCGTCGGCCTACTCGGCTTCGGTAGATTTGTTCAAGTAGTCCCATTAGCATTCCCCTAGGGTGTTCCCGCTCACTCGACTAGGTAAGTCGTGGAAGATAGGTTCTACCCAGATACAGTCTTTGTTCGGTAGTTCGACAACGCAGAATTCTTCTGTGTCTTTGTTCTCTAGTTCTCGTTTCAGCGCCCCCTCTGGGAGCAAGTCGGTTTGTCCTGTCAAGGTTTGTTGTAAAGGCACGCTCATCACGCGCCCTGTCTGTAGGTCAATTACGATTTGTGATTCCATGGTGTCAGTCATCTCCTGTAGTGTAGTCCATTACCTAGCTCCCCGTAAAGGAGGCGTGATATAGCAGTGCCCTTAGCTTTGCCTGGACACGCTCGATGTTAGTGAATAGCTTGTCAACATGAGCCGCACCAGGATTAACCCCTAACGCGTCGAGGACTGGAGCGATCTCTTCCTCGGACTTGTATAGGTGGCGGATAGTGGCGGTGGCTGCCGTCTCTAGGAGGCGTACCTCCTCGTTAGTTAGGTGGATGCTAGGCATCGTGACTCTCCGTGGGCCCCCCTTGCGGGGGGCGGTTAGGGTTTAGGCGTCGATGAGGATGCGTCGGTCCACTTGTTGCTCAAGGCCAGCGTGCAGTAGCTGCCCACCGAGGCGTTCCATGCGATGCTGGGTGTCCAGGTCCATCTGCTCATGGGCTACCCAGGTCACTGCATCCACCACTGTACCGAGGAGGTTAGTCCCTCGCACTGTGGGCTCGGATGCCATCGCAGTCTCAACCTGCTCCTGCTGATACTGGGTGATGTCGGTTCCCACCTGGGCTTGGAACCAGGCAAAGGCGTCATCAATCTTGACGTGCATAGCTTGGTTGTAAGCCTTGCGGATACCGTAGGCCTCGGTGAGGGTGGACTCCATCTTGTCTGCTACCTCCCCACGTATCTGGTCGGAGGTTACCCCCGAGTGTGGCCGAGAGTAGCCCTGCTTGAGTAGCGGCGCCCAGTGGCCACAGCCATTGCTGCACCAGGGTGTGAACGTCTCCGGTAGGATGTACACCCGACTGGTACCGACCTCACTGTCACGTAGGCTGATGCCGGGGATAGGCTTGTTCACCGCCATGGCCCTGTGCACCTCGTTCTGGTGGAGCAGTCGCACTCGCATCTTCGAGTTGCGGACACTGTAGTCCACCACAGCCCACTCGTCGATCCGCTCCCGCAGTCCCACCATGGCGTCCTCGATGAGGTCCAGGTTATCATATCTGGGGTAGCCCCCAGACAGTACCGCTCGTACCATTGGCAGGTTATCCGTTCCGAGTATCGTGCGGAAGGTGTGGTCCTTGCCTTCGCCGTTGTTGTAGGCCTGGCGGTGGAGATCCCAGGCCATAGAAGCCACCTTGTCCCCACCTATGGTCGACTTCTTGGTTAGGCTGTCGATGAAACCTAGCCCCCGAGCGGGGAGTAGGAAGGCGGCCATTTGCCGTAGGGCGTGTCTGTCTAGCTTCATCGGGGCGCTGCGCACTCCATCCTGGTGGATGAAGAATCCCTCGGGGGTAGTCCCGTTCCACTGGACGATGAAGTGACTTGCGTTCCGCATGAAGTCCTGCGGCTGTTGGCGCTGCTTGAGTCGCCTCAAGTTGTCCCGGACATCCTCCAGGTGGCGTACCTGTAGGCTGCTACGACTACTGCGCCAACCAGTCTCTAACGTGGTGCCGGTGGCATTGCTATCGAAGGTTAGGTTAGTGGGTTGTGATGCGATTAGTGACATGCTTTGTTCTCCTATAGATCGGTAACGATTCGATACCGCTGTTGATTGACCGTGACGAGATCGCCAGGCCAGGGTTTGTACGTGGAGGCTTGCGCCTCCATGAGTTGTTGGTGTACTCCTCCTTGTGCAGGGCGCAGCACCATGACAGTGGCTGTCGGGGGCTGCTCGTCTAACACACGGGCGATCATCTTTGTGGTTACTGGCTTTATCATCTAGAAATCCCAATCTTTACGGAGGTCGTTAGCCTCCCAGTATTCTTGTTCAAGATACCTTAGCTCCTCCTCCTCGTGCTCACCAGGTTGGTAGGTCACTCGGTAGGTGGCTCTAAATGCGAGCAACGTATCACTAACATCCTCGTCGGGCCAGCGGCTCAGCTTGGTGAGGTTGTACTCGAAGTCACCCTCGCGGTCTTCGTCCGAGATATATCCTCCGCAGTACATCTTGCGCATCGCGTTGTTGTCGGCCTCGTTGGGTCCTACATAAGGGGAGCCCATGTAGACGAGGATGTCCTCGATCACGTAGGGGTCAGGGCACGGGTCGCTATCGTTGACTGGCTCCAGTAGCTGCTCTGCCAACTCTATCAGGGCCCACTCTACCTGGGTCTTATGCTTGGGTGGCATCGTCGCCTCCTGCTAGTTCTTCCTGTGCTTTCTTGAACTCAAGCTCCTGCTTGTAGCGGGTGAGCTTGACGATCAGGGTGTCGGTATCCTCTGCGGACAGTTCGTTCTTGACCAGGTAGTCGATGAAGTCGTTGCGTAGCTCCTCGTCTTGCATCCACGCATACAGGAAGTCGAGGTCCCCCGCCTCCTGCTCCAGGCACTCGATGATTTGGTCATCATCGATGTCTACCTCCATGTCTTCGTCGATGTCCCAGTCAACTGTCGTGTCAACTTGGTACTCGGCTCGGACTGAGCCGGAGACATCCCCGTCTTCGATCGTGATCTTGGACGTGATGCCGTAGTCCGACAGGTCCAGGTTTATGTCAATGGTTTCGTCAACGTCAACAGTGACGCATTCGCTGACGTATACAGCTATGCAGGCCATGATGCTTGCTCCTATGTGGTTTGTGATTAGTTATACGCTATTGTATAGCATTGGTTTGGTTTGTCAATCTTTATTCTTCTCCAGGCCACGGCATGGCCTCGTCGTCGCGGCAGTCAGGTACCCGTGGTACCCCCGAGCGAACGGAGATGGCTTGCCTCATGCCGTCCCTCAAATCGTGGGATAGCTGCTCTATCTGGAAGGTCAAGGTGCTAGCTACGCTTTCAGCTTTGTACTCGGCATCCTCATCTACCTCTTTCTGTAGTGGGTTGAAGAGGCAGGTGAACCAGGCTTCGTTGCCTGGGTTAGTCCAGGGGTGATCTTGCTTGAAGGGAAAGTCTACGATGGTGAACTCCTCGACATCGTGGATGTAGAGGGCCCACTCGATGAAGCGATCGACAAGCGCCACCACGTCTTGGTACCGGCAGCAGTTGGGTAGGTAAGCCCGGTACACTTCGGGGTTTCTAGTTACATAGATCATTCGCAGTACTCCAGTAGGTTGTGCTCGGTGTGTTATCTAGGCTCCAGACCTAAGTCTTGTAGTTCGGCTAGCGATCGGCGCTCGTAGGGTTTGCAGATGACTTGGTGCCCGAACCGTATTGGGTACATTCGTTCTTGTATTTGATACACGGCCAGACGAATCCAGTCGTGTATCTGGGCGTTGCTCCAGTACAGAGCCCAGTAGGCCCCGCCAAAGGTGTGTGTCCAGGGCTTGTCCTCGCTACGGTGGCGAAGAATATCAGTCATCCCTGCCAGTAGACTGGCGAGGACGTCCACCTCCTCCGCAGCATCATCGGGCCAGCCTCGAAAGGTGTCCCAGTAGGCTTCGGGGCTTGCCCAGTATTCCGGCATATACTCCTTGCTAGGCTTGCCCCCGTTCATAACGGCGACACAAGTAGCCAAGTAGCGGAGCCCGCTCGGGGTCTTCAGGTACGCTGCATCTAGCTCGTCATCGGTCATGATGCCTCCTGATCGAATGCCCAGACGTGGCGGGTAGCCGTGAGGGATTCGGTGCACTCCCAGTGGTAGCTTACGGTCGTGGCCTTTGCCTCCCAGTAGTCTATCCGCACCATGGTTGGTTCGCTGGGGTGTTGCATTGTGATAATGACGGTACAGTCAGGACCAACGGTGCCCCCTCGACGGTCACCATGCGGTTTGGCGTCGATGCGTAGGAACTCCGTGTAATGTGTGTACTGATGCCGTAGGAACTCCTGTAGTATATGTAGTCTCATCTGCTTTGTCTCTCCTCGATGTCTCTAAGCATAAGCTCGGCTTGGCCGAGGGTGATCCCCCAGTATTTCCTGATGGCTCTAAGTAGGTTCTCTCTCTCACGCATGCTCTCTCCTGTGTTGTTAGTCGGTTGCTTTGATGTCCACCTCGTCGGCAGGCAGCCACCCTGTCCACCCATCGGGGTGTTCAAGCAGGTGGGCCTCACGGTCGAAGCAAACTGGGTTGCTGGTTTGTTTCAACTCGAAGGTACCCGGATGCTCGCGCAGTCGGTTGCGAGTGCGCTGTGAGGCGCCGGGCTTGGCCGTGACTATGACCATCGTCATCCTCCTAGTAGACATCGTTGTATACTTCGGTGCGAACTATGACCCACTTCAAGATGAAGTAGCTGTCGCCCATGTTCCCTGCATCGCGCTTCCATGCTGCGATGGTGCCCTCGGCTGCCGCCTTGCCCGCTGCGTCACCAGCGAACACCCATATTCCTTGGCTGCCCTCGGGCACCTCCAGCGTCAGTAGCCATACACTCATGTTTCCCCCCTGTTGATAGTCGCTAGAAGTTCCCAGCAAACACGCCGTGCACCGTGATGACTTGGCTCTTTGCTTTGGCTGTTGACATCCCAGCGCACAAGCCGCACGCTGCGCAGGATGTACCTCGTGCCTCGGAGGCGCATACCTGCTCGTTATCGAATAGTTCGTCGTCCTCACCCTTCACTCGGAAGTAGCGCCAGCCCATGCGCATGGCCTCAAGCCTCTCGGCTGGGGTGTCTACGCTTGCCATAAGCCAGTGCCACTCGGGGCCAAGGTTGCGCCATTGGTGTGTATACCCGGTGTACTTCCTGACCACATCCCGAATCGGTTCCCAGATGTGAACAGGCACCGCACTCGGATCGCCATAGGCGCCGAAGCGTACCCAGGTGTCGCGGAGTAGCTCTCGTGCTGACTCGGGGTCGAGCCACGGGTAGTTCCCTCGCTTGTATGCTTTGTATACCGAGAGAGGGGCATTGTGGAGTACCACGTAGCATGAGCCCACCTTGGCCATGCTGCCGTCATCCTGCCGTTGCCACTGCCTATGCTTACAGTCGCCGCATACAGCCACGTCTAACCCTTGCTGGTTAGCCTTAGTGGGTGCCACGTCTTGCAGTAGGATCCAAACCTGGATCATGTCATCCGTCTTGTCGTTCTTGCTCGGGCGGTTAAGCCCCGTTGCGATGACGACGATGTCCTGGCTCGGGTCTAGTTGGCTCGGGCCCTCGTACAGGATGACCCCGTTGGAGACATCGCCAAACCTGCCTCGAAACATCCGCCGAGCACGGGTCCGTAGCTGTTTCATTTTGTCGCGGTGGTATGCCGCAAATCCTCTTAGCATTCGTCCTCCTGATAAAGTTGCTATAAAGGCAGGCCTTACACCTGCTCGGATGCTCAACCCAGAGGGGGTTGTGTTATTGCTTCGGGCACTGGCCACATCTGACCAGTGCTTGCGGCTCCTATGTGGGGTGAGCGCCCCTGTGTTAGCTAGCGCATTCGTCCTCCTTGTCCGGGGTTGCTGGGTTAGCTGCTGGTATCTTGCACCCACTTCGAGCGCCGTGTAGAGCAAGCTCTACCTGGGTGGGCATGTCATCTTTACAGTAGGCGACGATCTCCAGGAGAGAGCGCCCATCCTTATCGCGAATCGAGATGTCTACTGTTTGGAAGTACCCGTCCCCGCTCGTTTTCTCTAGGGTCGGGCCAGCTACGACCTTGATCGTAGCCACCCCTGCTTGTGTTATCCGTGCTGCTGCCATGATGTCTCCTGTGGTTAGTGTGATTAGGCGCCGAAGAACTTATCTTGGCAGGGCTGACACCATGCCGTGAGTGTGAACTCCTTTCGGGATATGTCATCCCGGAACTTTATTGCAGGGCCCGAGCACTGTGCGCAGCGTTGCTGTGCTAGTGCTTGGCTCCTGGGCATGCCGCCCTTAGGTGCCATGCTGTCTAGTAGTTGGGCCAGTGGCCCTGTCTTGCTTGCCATGTTCTCTCCTGTGGTTAGTCAATGATCAACCCGATGTCGATCTCGTGAAGTCGCCCCATGTAGGGGATGTGATAAGTGAACTCGTAGCGTTGGCCGTACCCGTCGTTGCTGTGGTCGCGTCCCGCTGCTATGAGGATTGTACTCGTAGGTGCCACATGGGCTATGAGCCCCATGTCATCTGCCCAGTGGGGGCAGTGCTGCGCTGCTCGTAGCAGGGCAAGCTGGCGTGCCGCATCTTCCAAGGCGAGCCCTATCGGGTCAAGTGTTATTACTGACATTCTTCCTCCACTTCGTGCACCGCATGGCGCCACGCCGAGCGCAAGTCCGTGAGGATATTGAGCACGGAGTCAATGGGTGCGGTTTCACCTGTGTCCAGCGCTATTGTTAACTGGTCAATCAGGAAGCGGTAGAGCGCGTCCAGTTGTTGGCAAAGCTCCGGCGCCACGTCGGGCTGGAGTGTAGCCTGTAAGCGTCGGATCATATCCTGTGCCCGTTGTATCCGTTCATCGAATAAGGGGGAGATCCCGAGAGCGATCGGCCGCCCCTTGACTAGGGTCTGGTTTGGATAGTCGTGGAAGTCGAGGGCATCTTGTAGATACTCGATGGTCACATTGTACAATACTAGCATGGTGCTCCTTAGGGTGCGATCACGAGTGGTCTCGTGAAATTGTTGGTGATCTTGGCGCCCCATTCAGCGGCGCTCATTGACTTGGCTTCCTCGCCAATCATAACGACGGGTTCAGTTTTGCGCTTAGTGCGCCCGGCTGGCCGGATATTCCGTGTCGGTTTTGTCTTGAGCCTGTCGTGGCTCGTCTCGATGCGGACGTACCGCCTCACTCCGGCTACTATCTTTCTCATGCTGACTCCCCGGCTATACAGCCTGTACATGGGCTCGCTTGTAGCGGCCGTCAATAATGAAACGATACTCGATGCCATCGGTGGCACCCATTAGAAAATATTTGTTAGCGGTGATACGACCGGTATCAACTACCAGCCAGCCCGGATAAAACCGGCCGTCGTCGCCATCGATGAAGCCGTGCTTGGTAACGGTGCACTCGGCACCGGTGCAAGGATGCACGGATAAAAGGCGCCGTAATAGCGCCTGCTCTTGTTCGTTCATGTGACTAACCTCCAATAGAGCAGCAGGACCATTGGGCCGTGCTGCTCAATTGGAAGCCCGGGGGTGTCAACCCCGGGTGTTCCCGTTTGTCGCGTTGAGAACTGTATTCGCAAGGCATCTAAGCCTTGTTTTCAGCACTCGCCAGGTATTACCGCCGATCCCCGTCCGTTTATACTCGGACTCACTAGTCTCCCCAGAATTCGGAGACATATTCGTGTCGACTGGGATCTGTATGACCCCCGGGCTAAGCGCACCTATCCTGCGCAATTTCAACGGGGAGGCAAAGGGAGCCCCGTCGGTTCTTTCTCTTCCAATGGATACTGAATCATCGATTAGAAGCCCACACGCGGCGACATATAGTCGTCTCTTCCTACCGTGTGAGGTGTGCCCGTTCAACGAGTGCCGGCTGCCATTAACTCCGATTAGAAGCAGGGGAGTTATCCCCGATGGTAACCCAGTCCGTGAAGACTGGCGAGCTTGCGTGCCGATTGGACACCGTTTCTCCGAGTATGTAGACCCCGCTGGTCAGGTAGCGTCCGTGTATGCAATGAAAGCAATGGACTGGCCTACGCTAGGTAGCGGGGAAAACTTCGGAGAATTTCAGAGAGCGTGCCGCCGGAGAATTTCTGGAGACACCCCATCCTATATTCACCGAGGCTCCAGGGGTAGCGTTATTTGTTCCGAATATGCAGAAAGGCTTTGCCGCTACCGAATAGAATGGTGAGATAATTGGGAACCGACCAGCCATGGGGGGCACGACAGACCCCAGCTTGCACCCTGGTGAGCACCTCGACGAAGGGCCTGAATCCAGTGAATGGAGAGACCGATAACGAACAAGGGATACCAGATACGCATAGAAGGCATCGGCAAGGGCATTTATGCGGGACCACTTTCTGGTGTATTCGGAACGTATACAATGGGCAGAGGATTGTAAAGCTTCCGCTAATGCCGCTGGAGCTTCAAGTGAACAGTGTTTACATTCCGCGTATATATGTATAACGTGTAGCCTGGTTGGAGGTACGGGCGAAACTACGTTATCAATTAATTGAGAAAGTCCTGGACAGTGTTCCCATTTGAGCGCACAATACGTGTACAGGGAAGAGACGCACTCTCTCCACCCCACGCGAGACGACCCAAACGACACGCCATACCCAGGTGCCGAAATCGGAACACGGGGACCCATCCCCCCTTTCGGGCCATGCCATTTGCCATTTGCCATAGGAGTCCCAGAAACCAACAGCGGTTTTTCGCATATCCTCTGTTCCCATTAAGATAATAAGCCTCCATACTGGACTTGACATATACTTTACTGGTTGTAACCCTCTGTAACCTCTCTGTAACCTCAAATAAGTTAGTTAGATAGGGAATAGCTTAGTTAAAAGTTACAAGTTACAAAGAATCCCATATACCATTTTCCACAGTTCTGTGGTTAAGACTCTTTTTTATTATTCATATCAACGCACATGTTATACACACATTATACATATATAGGAAGCGGGATTTTCTGTAACCTGTGTAATTCACCCTAGTCATCTTCCGATAAGCTAGGGGTAAGCTGCCATAGTCAGAGGTTACAAAGTAGGTTACAGTAGGTTACAGGCCGTCAATTCCATGTAAACCCTAAAGTAACTTCGAGAGGTAGCCTGTTCCGCTTAGTGTCTAAGCAGCAACGCTTATGAGGGGCTGTAAGAAAGGTGGAAAGTTGCTTGACATAGCCTTCTCAATGACTTAGTCTCCCCATACGACCTAAGGAGTAACAATGGCAACAAAAATAAGCAAAACGGCGGCCTACTACAGTCTAGAGGAGATAGCTCGCAAGCTCAGTGTCCACGTCAACACTGTTCGCAACCTAGTACGGGCTCGCAAGCTTCCTGCCGTGAAGATGGGCGTGCAATGGCGCGTCAACAAGAGCGACCTCGTCACCTACCTCGAAGAGAATACTAAGCAGGCTTTCGATGCCCTACCTGAGTTCGCGTGGCCCGAGAGGCCTACTCCTCCCGCCTCAATCGCCACTCCCTCCGATGTCATCTACCCGGTTGACACGAGCCCCTATGTCGACGAAGATGTCCTATCCCTATTCGACGAATAACCCCTTGAGGACCATGCTATGCACCCCCCCGCAGCTAATCGCCCAGAGATCCTGGCGACCCTCCGCAGTCTGTTTACTGATGACCAAGTTGTCGAGCTTCGTGTGCTTTCCAAGAGCGATTACGGCGGCAAGACCCGGGCAAAGTCGGGTTATTTCAACGACCTAGAACTGTTGGCAACAACAGCCGCAGCCTGTTCTGATGATGGGGCCACTGGTGTCTACATCACCATGAACCAGATCAACCCAGCGCTGTTTGCCCGTAGTCCTAACCGCATCACGCAAGGGCTGCCCGCCACAAGCGACGATGACGTCCAGGAGCACACCTACCTGCTCATCGACATCGACCCAGTGCGCCCCAGCCACGTCAGCGCCGCCAATAGCGAGAAGAAACTCGCCGCTCAAGTGCTAAGATCGATCTATCTCAGCCTCGACGCCGAAGGGTGGCCCAATCCCATCGTCGGAGACTCGGGTAATGGGATGCACCTCATCTACAAAGTCGCGCTAAAGCCAAAAGACCCCATCATTCGGCGCTTTTACTCCGCTCTGAGTCTGTTTTTCGACACAGAAGGGGTAACAATCGACCAAAAGGTCTTCAATCCAGCCAGGATCTGGAAGCTATATGGCACTGCCGTGCGCAAAGGTGCAGATGTCGAGGATAGGCCCTGGCGATTGGCCAAGGTCCTCAAGATACCAGAAGATTTCAACCGGGTTTCTAAGAAACTCGTAGAACAATTCGCGAAGCGGGCCCCCGAGAACCGGGGTGCCATGAATTCTGCGAAGGCTCGTCGCCTGGACCTGTGGGTCTCGGCGCATCTCTCTGCCGCAGGCGCTCCCATTCCGTGGGGGGACAAGGGACGGAAGTGGGTTCTCGATCAATGTCCATTTGACGAGGATCACCGTGACCGAAGCGCCTATATCGTGCAGACCCATAGCGGGGAAGTGTATGCGGGGTGCTTACACAAGGGCTGCGTTGGGAGTGGCAGGAAAGGGTGGCGAGCCTTTCAGGATAAGTTCGGGCGGCTCAATACAGCGAGCGGGGACGGGGATGGGACCCCTTCGCAAGTTATTGGGTCGTCCGCTGCTTCTCCAGGGCTTACCGACCTCGGTAATGCCAAGCGCCTGGTGCAGAGATTCGGAGAGGACGTCAAGTACGTTCCCAGTTGGTCCAAATGGCTAAGCTACACGGGCAAGCGGTGGGAATTAGACGAGACTGGGCGCATAATGCGTCTCGCAGAAGAGGCTGTAGCCGACATCTTCGGGGAAGCAGCCGCTGAGAACGACGCTGAGCGCAGCCGCAAGTTCTACAAGCACGCCGTGAAGTCAGAATCCGCAGGTTCGCTCCACGCGATGGTCGGGCTAGCAGCTAACGAGCCTGGTATGACTGTCCCTATCCGCAAGTTTGACGCAGATGCCTGGAAGCTCAACACCTCCAATGGCACGATTGACCTGACAACGGGTCAGTTAATGGCCTTCAAGAAGTCTGACCTGATAACAAAGATCTGCCCGGTAGAGTATGACACCAACGCAGAATCGCCCATCTGGGATAACTTCATGCACGAGATATTCGAGGGGCGCCTCGACCTCATCTCATTCATCTACCGCTACCTCGGCTACTCCCTCACCGGCTCAGTCCGAGAGCAGAAGCTCATCTTCCTCTACGGTACTGGGGCGAACGGTAAGTCTACCTTCCTCAACACCATTCAGCGCCTGATGGGCACCTACGCTAAGCAAGCTGCCCCTGAATTACTCGTAGCGAGCAAGAGCGGGCGCCATCCGACCGAAGTAGCCGACCTAATGGGGGCCCGTTTGGTCGTTAGCGCGGAGATCGACCGAGGGAAGTCCCTTGCAGAGGCCTCAATCAAGCAAATGACAGGGGGTGACCCCATCAAGGCCCGATATATGAAGCAAGACTTCTTCGAGTTCCTCCCTACCCACAAATTATGGCTTGCTGCCAACCATAAGCCGATAATCAAGGGCAATGACGAAGGTATCTGGCGACGAGTCCTCTTAGTCCCCTTTGAGATCAGTATTCCAGAGGAGAAACAGGATAAGGAGCTTGATAACAAGTTAATAGGGGAGTTACCCGGCATCTTGAACCGATTAGTCGCTGGCTGCCTCGATTGGCAGCGCAATGGGCTCAATCCTCCCGAGTCAGTCATCTACGCCACCCAAGAATACCGCGAAGAGCTTGACCCGATGAAGCCCTTTTTCCTGGACCGCTGCGAACTGGACTCGGAGCACTCGATTAACCCGAAGAATCTCTACAACGCCTACATCGACTGGTGCGAAGAGAGCCATGAGCGTGCGATGAACCCCCGCTTCTTCGCTATGCTCATGCGGGAGCGCAGTTTCCGTCAGGGCAAGCCCTCGAAGAAGGGTTCAGCCACGACATACCGCCCTTGGTTGGGTATCAAGCTACGAGGAGACACGCCCATCAGCCCAAGAGATCTCGGCAACCTAATCACTGTCGAGAAGTGGAATGAAAGCTGAAGCGGAACAAGGGGGTGCACTAAATTCGGAAGAACCGGAGAAAAAGTACCTACTCAAGACGGGGAAGATCCACCCACCTAGCGCATATGTCAAGTGCCCCCTGTTCTTTACGGCATTACGGGCCGAGAGCAGTATCGCCGCAGTCCACTATCCATGGGGTCCAGTGCCCCCCCACCTACTCCAGTACGGGGAGGAATGCCGGGGGTACCCCTACCGCTGGGCTAAGTACAACAGGCGCTATGTTCGCAAGGGCTACGCTGGGATCAAGGAGTGGCTCGATGGCACCCCTGCCGTCAAGGAGTGGTTCTACGAACCTAACTCCATGGTAGCCCCGAAGTCCTGGCCGAACGAGGTGCTCCGGTCGTGGGGGAAGCTCCCAGTCCCTCACCCCTACGAAGTGGCCTCAATGAAGCGAGGCACCATTCCGATGAGTATCTGGTGCCATCCAAGCGTACAATTATTACGCACCTTTTCTTGGGGTGTCTCAATCTCCTACCTCTCGAAGATGACGGGAGACCCTCGACCTTGGGTAATCAATGCTTTGCGCGAGGGAACCGAGATGCTAGCAGACGACCCTCGGTTCCAATTATGGGCCCTAAATATCGACTGGGAAACAACAGCGTGGCCACCTCAACTCGATGGTGGTATTTTGGAGAGACTGAAGTTTAGGCATAAACTGATCACAGCCCCTCACTACATGACAAAACCTGAACTACTCAAGCTCACAGACTCCCCTTTATTCTGGAAACTGGTAAAACAAAATGTATTTAAGACCAGGAAAAACAAGCTACGGAAGGGATTACACTGGGGCCGAGTAGGGGCCCCCCACTTTTTAGGAGCACGGAATGGCTGAGAAAAAGAAGACAACTTACGCTAAGGGCGGAGGCCAAACGAGCGAGGGCTCGGATTACCGGAGTTGGCTGACGCTAGTCCCCGAGGAGAAGCGCAGTGTTGTCGCTAAACTGATTAAGGAGAACCCTGTCACGGACTACAAGGGCGTCATTGGGCTATCCCAGATGATGCTAGCCGAGCTAGTCGAAGGGAACTTAACCCCAGCGGTCTCTCGGGAAGCTAGGCATTGGACCGAGCTTATCTTCACTGTTATTGCCACAGAGAATACAGCCTTGGGGACACCTGACGCTGCCTATAGCGACGTGATCACCGCCTTGGTCGCAGTGCGTAGGGAAGCACCTAAGCTGGAAGCATCCTATACGGTTGTCGATGCCGAGGTCCCAGAGAAGATCCTTGTCAACGGAGAATAACTCAGCAGCCGAGGCGCTAGCGGCGCTATCTGACCCCGCACTTAGCCTGCGGGCTTACGGTAAGGTACATGACCAGGCTAGTGGGCGTGAGGTGGCCTATGACCCGTTCAAGATAACCAAAACACTCCAGTCTACGCTACTTTCCTACGTCTCAAACCCACCTAAGACAGAGCACGGGCAGACAAAGTGGCTGACACTACTGGGGTATCGTCAAGGGGGTAAGTCCCTTGTCGCTGAGCTATGCGCCTATACTAAGACCGCCTATACGCCTGGTTGGGACCACATTTGCATAGCAGATACGAAGGCTCGTGCAGAGTACTTGCACCAACGGGTTCACTTTTGCCATGCAAGATGGCCAGAAGCCATCCGATCTCCGACTGTACCCAACCGAGAGGTGCGGCAGTTGACCTTTGCCGAGAATGCAGGGGGCAAAATGCGTGTTTTGTCCGGTGAGTCGGGTGCAGTTGGTATCGGTCAGTCCCCCGATAGCTTTCACGGCTCCGAGCTTCCTTATTGGGCCAGTGCTGCCGAGCAGTTCACGCTTATCTACCCTTCGATGATTAACCGGGATCATTCCCTGATGATGTTGGAGGCAACACCAGCCCCGATGGACGCTCCGTCCGCCGAATGGTGGCACGACCAGTGCCGTGACGCAAAGCAGGGGGTAAGCCGCCATGTTTATGCTTTCTTCCCCTTCTGGGATTCTAAACTCAACCGTCGAGCGTGGCCCGAAGGGGCGCGGTTAGAGATCGACGAGCTTAAGCTGCTCGACCGCTACGGGCATCTGGGTTTGGAGAAGGAGAACCTGGCTTTCCGCAGGTTGATGCTAGATATTGACCCGGAGATCCGCAGGAACCCGGACCTATTCGGGGTCTACTATCCGTTCGATGACATCACCTGCTGGCTTGCAGCGAGCAATGCTGTGATCCACCCAAGCCTACTCACCCGCCATCGGGAAAAGATCCTCACACCCTGGATTGACCCCTACATGGAATATGAGAAACCAGAACCAGGAGCCCTCTATGTCATCGGGGTCGACCCTGCTGGTTATGCTTCTAGGGACCATGCTGCTTTTCAGGTACTTAAGGTCTACGAAGGGGAGTGGACGCAGGTAGCCTGCTTCGCCACGCACACCGAGCCCCTACCATTTACCCGAAAGATCATGGAGGTAGCTTGCAGATATAACAACGCGACCGTGGCCGTAGAGTCAAACGGGGTCGGAGCGGCAGTCTTAGCCCTGCTCGAAGAGATGGAGTGCAAGAACGTCTACTACGAGAAGGCCTACAGACCGGGGATCACAGCCACATCGAAGTCCGTAGACCAGATGCTAAGCTGGCTACAGGAAGCACTAAAAGATGAACTCGTGCTCCATGACGCAGACACTGTAGACCAGTTAACTAGCTACAAGCACGATAAACGCGTAGAGAGAGCGGCCTCAAACGAGATCTTGTATGGCAAAGGCCCTGGCAAGAGGCGCCGAAGTCGTCACCACTGGGATAAGATTTCTGCCCTACAGATGGCCATCGTGGCTGCCCGTCGAGCCCCCCAGCGATTGAAAAAAGGTTCGGAAGATAGTATAGAAGAGAACGTGGTCCTGTTCCGAGATATGACCTGGAACCAGGTTGAGAAATATCGGAAGGAAGAGACTCAGCGAAAGGGAAAAGACAAGAGCCGCAGACGCGCTCGATACCGGAGGAGGCGATAATGGACCAAGATCGAGACGAGTTTAAGTTAATGCGAGACGCCGTAGCTAAGAAGCTGGTGCCAGAGTCACCTTCTCAAGAAGAGGCTTTGGGTGAGTTCTTTAGCCCTGGCCAACGTGCCTCCCGCTCCCTCAAAGAGGCCCTGCAACCTCTTATATCTTTATGGCCTGAGGCTGCGGCTATCGAAGGCGGGGCTAGGGCGCACGGGGCCTACACTGCGGGAAAAGACGCTGTCACAAAGGTTACGGACGTAGTCAACACGGCCACCCTTGCCGCAAACAGGGGTAAGATGCAGGCAGGTCGTGATGCTAAGTTACTAGAAGACTGGCGTAAGAAGCGGCACCAGGGCCCCCTAATCTCGGACCAGACTAATCGTGCTCTGGGCAAGAGGCCTTGGACCTACGGGCAAGATCAGAAGGCAAAGGCGAAGATAAATAAATACTCCGGTCGGTTGGCTCAGGGAGCCTACGCTTCTGCGCAAGGCTTTTCTCGCTCGAAGGTGGCGCTAGGCTATATGGGCCAGGCGATAAAACGTGGTGCGAGCTTAG